AAACGCCATACTTTTTCATCTACTTTATGTCCTGCATCAATAAGTTGATTGCTTAAATCATCATTGTTTGAAAATATACCAGCAAGTTGATCACCTAATGCAATTGAAACTGCACCTGTTAGTGTTGCTAAATTAATCATTGTTTTTGGCTTGTATGTTTTTTGTGTGTACCACAAACAGTCTGCTAGTACAACTCTACCTTCAGCATCTGTGTTATCAATCTCAATAGTTTGCCCACTCATCGATGTGATAACATCACCTGGCTTGTATGCATTACTAGATACCATATTTTCTACTAATCCAATAACACCAACTGCGTTGATAGGTAGGTTACGTTTTGCAATACTGATCATTGTGCCAACAACCACTGCTGAACCACCCATGTCATATTTCATATCTTTTAAACCTCTAGATGGTTTAATTGAATATCCGCCTGTATCAAAACACACACCTTTACCAACTAAGGCACTAGGTGCATCACCTTTTTTACCATTCATCCATTCCATCACAACCATTTGAGATTCTCTAGCACTACCTTGTCCTACTGCCAACAGTGCACCAGCACCCATTTTTTCAAGTTCTTTTTCACCGTATACTTTGATCTTAAGTCCAAGTGCTTCTAGTTCTTTTACACGATCAGCATATGATTTAGGATATAATACATTTGATGGTTCTGAAATTAAATCTTTTGCAAATGCAATACCTTGTACCATTGCATCTTTGTGTGTATATTCTTCTTTTATTTTTGTTAAATCAGCACCTTCTTGGCAGACGTCAACTTCAAAGTTTGTTTCTTCTTTGTCTTTTTTAGTAAAGTATTTGTCAAATGTATATTCCTTCAACTGCATACCAAACGCAAGGTTAGTAGATGACGGCAATACTTCTTTGTCAACAAACGCAAGTACACGACCTTGTGTGCCACGTTCTTTTAATTTACTGTAAATTGCTCCACCTACTTTTTCTAATTTAGCATCATCTAATTTAACAGGATCTCCTACACTAATGAACAATGCATCGTGGCAAGGCAAGTTGTTAGATGTAATAAAAAAACTATCTAAGAATTTACCTTTAAAGTTGTTGTGTGTAATTGTTTCACTTAATAGTCCGTCTGTACCTTCATCTAGTATTGATGATGAATGTGATAACTGCACATCATCGTTTTTAGTATAAAGTAAATGCACTTCGCAAGTACTTTCACCACTTGATTCTAGATCGTTAATAAAATCTATTTTCATTTGACCTCCATGTCTTTGGTAAGAACTAAAGGCTGTTCTGAAAACATTCTTGAATATACTTTTAGATCTTCTTGTTCTTTTTGTTGTCGTTGATCAAATATTTCTATTTGAATTGCTTCTTTGATATCATATGCAAGTTCTGGCCAACTAGCCACAAAGTCATGTACAAATACTTCACGTTCTGTTTGGTCCATTCTTGCAATTTGTTCTGCTAAATCTGTCATGCAATATTCTCTTCTTTAGGCATTTCGTACATTGGAAATTCTGCTTTGCCACGTTTAGGCTCATGCATACCAACTGCCCACCCATTTTCAAGTTCAACCCAATACTTCACAGTTTTTTCAGTACCAGGCCATCCAACATTACTAGCATTACGATCTACAATTTTTACATCACTAAACTGCTTGGCTGGAATATCTTTTTTCTTATACTTACGCATATTCCACCACCACTGAAAGTCTAACCCAAGTGTGGTTTCATTTTCAAGTTCTCTTGATATACCATAATGTTCTGATGAGTACAGACCTAATGGATCATCTTTGTTTATTTTTATTTTAGGCATTTATTCTCCTTTTTGTTTTAAGTTGCTTAAAAATTCTGGTTTAGTTTCTACACAATATACTTTAAGTGTTTCTTCTTTAAGTATCCTTGTGGCTTTACAATCTTTGCCTGTAATTGACGAAACAATGTGATCAGTTGTTGTTTTCTTTCCTTCAACTGCTAATGCTGTATCAACACCTGCTTTTACTATTGTAACTGTTTTGTATGTTTGGTAAGAACTTGATGCTGTTGCTGTTGCTCCGCCACCAACTAAAAATCCAGGGGCCGCACATCCTTGTAACAATACAAGTACTGAAATCCACAACAACATTAAAAATAATAATGGTTTTGGATTTATCATACTTTTCTTCCTGCTGTTTTTAAATCTTCTTTTGCTACCACCATATATGGACCTTTGTTGTATGCTGGCACAATTGAGTACTGTTTACTAACTTCTAATCTTTCTCTTGTTTCTTTCCAACTGCGTGTACCACCTCTGGTAATTCTATTGCTCAACTTAGGTTGTGGCAATGTTTGCCTAGTTATTGGTTCTGTAGTAGTTGGGTTACCTAAACTCATTTTCTGTTGTGGCTGTTGTATAGGTTTCCATTTACCTTGAACATAGTCAACATATTCTTCAAATGTCATTTTAGCAAGTTTCATTTTCTTAAGAAACTTGTTGTGTTCACGGAATCCTGCTTGATATTTGTGCAACGGCTTTGGCTTCTTTTTTCTTATTTTAGTATTCAGAAGGCTCAACCCACGTTCTAAGTGCATAGTCATAATATTAATATAGCATCAATTGTTGATTTGTCAAGTAAAAGATTAGTCTTTTTTGAAGCAATAAGTCTTTGATTTTATTGACTTATTTTTTCACCTTGTTTTTTATTTTTAGTTTTTTCTTGCATTTGTTGTTCAGCAACCACAAATGGAGGCTTACGCAATTTATTACTATGATTTAGCAACGACAATGTTCTAGTAAAAATTTTATCAAGTTCTTTTTCTAAAGATTTTTTATTACCTTCTAATTGTTTTGCAATCATAATGATTCCGCCAGCACTAGCAACATAATCAGGAATGTAAAGTATTCGTTTACCATGCATATTATATCCTGCTTTGTTACTTGCTAACTGACAATCAGTTGCTCCTATTACTGCAAGTGACTTTATGGTATGCGTTGAATTTTTATCAAGAGTATCTCTACCTTGACAAATTACAAGCAAATCACTTACCACAGTTGTTGCTTCTTGTACTGAGCAAGTTCCAAACCATGCATCTGCATACAAGTTGTTCACACTGTCTTTATTAGTATCACACACTGTTAGGTTGGCGTTGTTTTTGTCAAACATTTTTGCAACTTCTTTGCCGTGATTAGAAACTCCTTGCACAATTACATGTTTGTGCTGAAAAGATTTATTACTATTAATATACTGTTGAACTGCTCTTGCAGAATAAAATACTCCTTTGGCTTGTGCTTTTATGTATGCTTGTTGATCAACTGTAATTAATTGTGGACAAATACTTGCTAGGTATTCATAAAAATTATCATCAACATTTGATGTAAACACAGCAATTTGATCTTTGTATTGAGTATTTAAAAAATTACCTAATACTTCTGCAAGTTTAATATAACGAGTATCTTCATTTACATTTATAGTTATAACACCTGGTACATTTTTAATATCATTGTACTGGTATTTCATTTCAACATTTCGAGCATACTTTTTAGTTACATCAATTTGTTGATTAGATGAATTATACGATTCAAATTTAATTTCAATCAAAGGTATAGCATCTGTTTCTTTTTTTAAAATTGCAACTACACTACTAAATCCGTTTTCTTCATCACTAGCATGTGACATTGTAAAGTTATCAAACTCTACTGGATCAATTTTGATCATTTGTTTTCTCCAATTATTTTTTTTCTGTTGGCTGTTCTTTTGCTGTTTGTTGTGCTTTTAATTCTGCTTGTTGAAGTTTTTGAAACTCTTCATCAGACAATTTCTTAAGTACAAACACTAAATTCTTTTCATCAAACTTTTTGTCTGGATCTTTGTTATCAAACAATTCAATTTTAAAGTCTGTTGCTACAAGAATCTGTAGTTTATGTCTTAGTATAAGTGCCGCCCATTGCTTTGGTCCCATAATAGAATAATGGTTAGCAATATACTCTAATGGTCTATGATTGTCAGGAGCAGGCATTTCAATATAAATTTTACCATTTGTTTTTAGTACTCTTTTGTATTCACCAAGTGTCATGTAAGGAAAAGGTGAGTGTTCTAAACAATGTCTAACAAAAAGAAAATCAAATGACTCGTCAGGGTATGTCATAAATGACTGGTCCATGTTTTCACATTCAAAACCTCTTTCTTGTGTTGCTTTAACATCTTCATCACTCATTGTGATACCTTTGATGTTTGTGAATCCTAATTCTTTAAACTTTTCCATAGCATAACCTTGACCACAACCAATATCAAGTATTGCTTGGTCTTTGTTATCTCCTAATTGATTCTTTTCTAAATCAGGAACAATTTGATCAATCATTCGTGTGTGCATAACAGTATCTGGTTCAGAATATACTTCTTTAGATACTTTGTCTAAAAATTTTAATATTTTGTCTGCTTTGTTTTTTATATCCATTTTGTTTTGTTTTCCGTGTTGTTACTTGGAGCGGGCGATCGGATTCGAACCGACGACCCTTTCGTTGGCAACGAAATGCTCTACCACTGAGCTACGCCCGCCTATTGTTATATTATATTTAACTATATTCATTTTGTCAATACAATTATGTTAATCTTTTTGCTTCTTTTTAACATCTTTAAGTGTTTTAACTTTGGTTCTTAATCTAATTAAATCATTATCAAGCATACGTACTCTATCAATTAACTGAATTAGTGTTCCAGAAACTGCACCTAATTTTGGCTTAATAAATTTTACAATATAATTATAAAGGTAATATATAAAGTAAGCCAAAAAGAATACTGCTACAATTGGAAATCCATAATAGTTAATTAATTCTACAATGTCCATAAAGTTAATTATTCTCTTTCTCTTGCTTAACTAACCAGCCGTTTTTGTTTACTACAAAAACATCTCCTGGCTTGTAAAGATAATGGTCTTTTTGTTTACCGTCTTTGGCGACACCCATAACTTCTCCAAACCAATCACCTGCTATTTTAAAATTTTTACCTGCTTGTTCTATTGTATAGTCTATCCAAATCATTGCAATTCTCCTTAATCTTTTCTTGCATCTTCTTTGCCATCTGCTCTGGCTATTCTATCTGTGTCTACTGGTAAACCAAGTTGTTCTGAAACTTCATTATCAATTTTAAGTATATCATTATTCATTGTTTTTATTCTATTGTCTAATGACTCAATTACACTTTTAATAAAATCAATTGAGCTTACAATACTACTTAATATGTAATTTATAACAATCATGATGAAAATGCCAGATGCAATTGCGGCCGCAATTGGCAAACCTAAATCAGCGATGATTGTCCAAAAATTCATTTTTATGTTCTCTATACTTTTCTTGTATATATTTATGTTAGTTTATTTTGTTGTTGCTATGAACACCCCATTCCAATCTTTTGGAAGATCTTGAGTTTTCATATACTCACAACGTTCTATCCACATTGTGTAATAGTCTTTCATTTTACCTTCAAAATGTTGTTTTAATCTTTCACAGTGATATATTGCTTCATCAAAGTTTTGTGATTGATATGCTTCGTGCATTTGATCATGTAGTTTTTTGCTGTTGTGATAATCTTTTTTTACATCATCTAACACTGTATAAATTCTAATACCAATAGTTTTTCCTTTTACAGCAAGTTCATCTATCTTTAAGTAAAAAAATTGTGTATGTGTTGCATCGTAGGTATTTTCACCTACTAGTAATACACACCCATATTCTTTGCACTTTGACTCAATACGAGCCGCTGTGCTCACAGCATCACCAAGTACATCATATGAATGTCTTTCAGTTGATCCCATTTCTCCTAAATATCCAAGTCCTGTGTTTATACCAGCACCCATACCAATTGGAGGTCTTCCTTCTGATGTAATTTTATCATTAAACTTGTCTACTGCTTTTAGCATGTTTAATCCTGTTTTAACTGCTGTACAAGGGTGATCTAAATCGTCAATGGGTGCATTGTGTATATGCATTGATGCATCACCAATATATTTTATAACCATGCCATCAGCATCTAGTATTGGCTGTGTAATAGCATCCATATATCCGTTCATTATTTTTGTTAATCCTTGAACATCATCACCAAATGATTCTCCTAATGGTGTGAAGCCACGTAAATCAGAGAAGCAAATAGAAACTTCTTTTTTTATACCTTCTTTAATTAGTTTTGGATTTTCTTGTAACATTTTAACAACTGTTGGAGAACAATAGCCAGCAAATTGTTTTTTAATTGCTTGTTTCTCAAAAAATTCTTTTGCAAATCTATTAAACACTGCATGAAAGCCTGTCAGTGATGCCACTAATAATATCCAACTGACATCCCATAACTGTAGATGTCTTGTGAATGCAAAGTATGATGCATAACCTGTGCCTGTCCAAAACACAACAAATGCTATACCAATCAGCCAATATGGCGCAAACGTTGCCAGTAATACTAATAATAATGCAACTACCCCTGCTGTAACGTATTCTACAAATGTTGCATAGTCTGTTCTAACAATATTGTCTCCACTTATAATTGTTTGCAATCCTACTGCTATAGGGTCATGTGAATATCTTTCGCCATTTGGTGTAGCAATCACAGAACCTATTCCTTCTGCTGTTATACCTACAATAACTGTTTTGCCTTGTACCATATCAAATTCATCTACTACACTAATTCTCTCAAACTGTTTGTTCCAACGTAACCATATCTGTCCATTTGGATCTGTTTTAATTACAGGATAGCCTGGTACACGAACTGCTTGTACTCCGCTTGGTCCTGCTTTAACTTGATAACTTGGTGCACCTGTTGCCACACGTATTGTTTCAATTGTCATAGAAGGATATGTTTCTCCTCCTACTGTAACTATCAACGGCATTCTTCTTACCACACCATCTATTTCAGGTGCTGTGTTGATCACTCCTACACCGTCTGCATTTTGTCCTAGTATTTCAATTGGACCTAACATGCCAGGCCAATTAAACAAGTATGGAATTGGATCACCTATTTTAGCAACACCTCTTGGCACTGAATTTTTATCTACACCTTGTGCTGTACCAACTTGTGCTATAACTACACCATTTTGATTTAGTGCAAACACTAATTCATTGTCGCCACCTAATCTATCTGGTTCTGAGAATAAAACTGGCAACACAATTATTCCTGCACCTGCTTCACGCAACTGCCAAATGATATCAGCAATTGTTTTTCTGTTCCAAGGCCATTGCCCATACTTTTCAATAGCACGTTCATCTATTTCGACTATCACAACATCATTACTAATAGTAGGAACATCATATTGTTGTACCACATCAAAACTTTTTAATCTTGCTAGTTTCTTGACATAAGGATCTGAAAATCCCCATACCATTAATAATGTGAGTGTAACAAATGCTAAAATCCAATGTGTAAAATATTTCATATACTATCCTATTAGCACTAAGGTTGGTTCACCTGAGATTAAACTTACGATTACACTTGCTATTGCCCAAATTATTAATAGGTAACCTAGCCACCAATACCATTTGTTGCCACGCTTGTCCATAAACTTTTTAGTTGCACGTTTTGTTCCCAATGGATCTTTTGATGCTGACCAACCAAACAGTTTATCACTCCAACTAAAAGGAGGTGCTTTCCATAATACTACAGGAATCATCAAGTAAAATAAGAACACTGGATAATCATCTGATGGTTCAGTATGTCCTAGCCATATAGTGATTCCTAGTATTCCTAGCAAATACCAACCTATTTTTTTTCTTAAGTGGTTCATACTCTTATTTATTGTAGTTTATTGGATTCAACATTTTATCCCAATGTGGTCCAACTGCTTCCCAATATTCACGTCCTGGATTGTGATATATCAAACTAGCAAATACTAAGAATAATACTGACAAGACAACTGTTAATGATACAAGATCTTTCATTTCTTTGCCTCTCTTAATTTTTAAAATTGCTCTTAATTGTATTTATTAGTTTTGTGTAATTGTTGTGGTTCCACATCCGTTCACATTGGTACAGTTTTGATCCAATGAGTATGTTTGATTACTAGAACCTGTTTGATCTAGATCAAGTGTTGATGAATATCCTTCCATGTCAATTGTTGCTGACATGTTGCCAGAACCGTCTTGGTTTACATCTATGGTTTGGTTACTGCCTGCTGTAACATCTAAAAAATGTTCACCAGTGCCTTGCTGTGCAAGATCAATGTCATTTGAAGAACCATTTACATCCACAAACATGATTTTGTCGCCATCATCTTTTTGATCCATATACATAATGTTACTGTTGCCATCAACATCCACACTCATAAAATGGCCTTCATCTCCAACCCCCATGCCATCATTTTCTTGTACTGTTCCTATTGTGTTGTAGTCGCCTGTAACATCAATTATCAATCTGGCTTCGCCTGTGTCATCTACATTGTCACCTTGTCTTACATTAAGATTATTGTTGTCGCCATCAACACCTATAAGCACTACGTTGTTATCACTGGTTGATCCTGCAGAGTTACCTTGTGTGATTGATACAGTATTATCATCGCCTGATATCACAGCATCAGCAATGGTAGAACTTGTAGTTGATGTTCCTGCTACAAGGTTGCTGTTGTCATTTTGAACAATGTCTAGATCCAAGTTATCACCTACTTGATCAATGTAGATAGCATTGCTATTTCCACTCGATGTTATATTTCTTGTGTTGGTAACTGTTGTTTGCTGTGTTGAACTTATGCTTGATGTGTATGTTGTCGTAGATGAAGAATATAACTCACTTATAAGGTCATCCATGTCTGCTCCGTCATATGTAGTAGTAAATTGATTAATATCAAATGTTACATAAACTTCACCTGTGTATCCGTTAGGTAATTCACTGCCAGACCATTTCATCCATAGGATTTTTCCACTTGTACTTTTTACTACCCAAGTGCCATCGCCAGTGAAATGAGCACCATAGGCATATACACCAACATTGGAATAACTAGACACACCTGCCGATGTGTTTGTTTGTGTCATACTACAATCGTTGCCACAACTTCCGCCGCCTGTGGTACCTTGGAAAGTCAATGTGCCACCAAGTTTGTTTTGTATAAAAGCCCTAACGGTATTGTTTGTGTTTGAGTAATTGGCATGGTTTTCGCCAGTGATGACTAACACTCCGCCATTTTCTACAAAATCATCATACCTGTCTTTACCGTTGCTACCAATATTGTTGTTGTATTTCAAATCAAAAACAACATCATAATTGTTAATTAGGTTATCTGGTACAGCACCATCAGTTGATAATGTAACTGTGTAACCGTCTGCTTCTAATTGTGCTTTTACATTTGTGTGAGCATCTTGATAGTTGCTGTGCATAATCAAGGCAGTATCTGCTTTAACAGTGTTACTTAATGTCATAAAAATAACTATGCCAAACAATATAAAAGTCAATCTTGTTATCAATCTTTCAAACATTAATTTTGTGATATGCTGATGTTGTTACCAGCACCTCCATCTCCTACATTAAAATTTCTCATTCTAAAATCTTCTTGATCTAAATCAATTGTGTAACCATATTGTTTACTTAATCTAAGTTGTACCACACTGTTGGCACCTTCTTTTCTAAACAACCACGACTCTCCTTGATCAAGTACTGTAACACCTTCTGCTTCTGTTATTGCTTTCTTTTTAACAAACACATCTGTGAGTTGTGACAAAAACTCTTGTGAAAGTATCTTGTTGATTTGGTCAAGCACATCAATTAAAAAATCTCCTGCCAAGAAATCAATGTCTAACTGTGTTTGCCATTGGCTGTCATCGTTAGCAAGTAAATCTTGATTGAGTATTTCTAGTTCTAAAAAATCTAATCCCAATATATCTGCAACCACCTGCGTTCTCTCTGTTTCTACCACTTCGTCAATTTCTTTTGGTGGTGATAATATCAAAAGGTTGCCAATGAACGATTCGTCCATTTCCAACAACACTGCTGGAGTTGGTCTGCTTTCTGCTACATCTACCCTTGTGGCTTGGAATGCTTCATTGAGAATTACCTGTCCCATGTCAGAATCAACTGCAATTTCCCCTACCACGCAATCGCCATTGGTATTACAACTTGGCAATAGAATGATTGTTGAACCTCCGAGTTCATCAACAATCATTGCAAAGTCTGTACCACGTACACCAATCGTTGCTGTTGGTGTTTTAATTGTTACGTTTTCTCTAAAATCTTTTGCTATCTGTCCTGATGCATATCTTACTGTGCCTAGTGCGGCAGTTATTGTAAGACTTCCTTGATTATTTGCTGGGTCATACACAAACTCATCAATAATTAATTTTGAATGTTCTGTTATTTCAACACGAGTATCATCGATGAAGTTGATTGCTGTCCTTCCTTGACCTACCATTACTTCGTCATAGGAAAAAACTCCAAGGCTTGTTTCTATATCAAACTTCTCACCGTCTGTGCGTTTGATCTGACCGTTTCCTTGAATCTCACTTACTTCACCAATGGTTGCTTGTGCTGATGACCAGGCTACTAGAGTGACTAATAGCACTATTATAAATCGCATAATAATTAGTCACTCTGAGTAATATCTACATCGTGTTCGTCACCGCTAAAGTCTGCGTCTACCACTGCATCATTAGTACCACTTTGTGTAACGTTGTAAGTTGAACCACCACCTGTGATATCTAAATTCACTGTGTGTCCGTTACTGTCACCGTTACCGTCCATTGTTATGACAACTGCGTTACCTTCATCGTTATCAGTTGAATTAGTTGATAAAGATGATGCGTTGTTCATTACTAATGTTACTGCCGCTGATGTACCATCAACGTCTGTTGTGATCACGTTATGGTCACCTGTTACCGTAAAGTTTGCTACCATGTTATCGGCTGTTGCTGTTTCACCAACATAAACTGTATATGCGTTGTCGTCACCTGTTGTCGTAATATTAAGTGTAACGTCATCACATTTACCTGCTGATGCTGTTGAACATTTTAGGTCTACAGTGTTTGAGTTACCTGTAAACGTCCATGTACCTGTGTAGTTTGCTCCTTTGATAACTGCATCAATTACGTTTGTGTTACCTGTTTGTGTGATTGCGAAAGTCATATCATCACCTGCCAAGGTCACATCAGTTGTGCCGTCACCAAATTGGTTATTGGTTCCATCTTGTGTGATATCTAAATCTAGTGTATCACCAATTTGATCTATATAGATATCATTAGCCAATGCTGGTAAACTAAACATCACTAAAAATAATGTTATAATCCACGTTTTCATTTGCTTCCCTCTCCGTTATGGTGCATTGTGTGAGGAGTATATGTAACTTTGTATGTCCATAATCCCTTGTCTGCACCTTGCTCTACTACTTCAACTATGCACTGCTCAATTGCGGCTCTCACTGCATAATTGACTGGCTCATTAAATGCTGAACCAGATTCTATTTCAATTAACTTTGTACCAAGGTCTAAAAATTTAAACACATCAGCACCAGTTGAATAACTTGCTATGTCTTTTTGTGTTGCAACGGAAAGGAGAACTTCTCCGGAGCTCACTGAAACAATACGCATTGCCACTGTTACTGTGTCAACACGATATTGAGTTTTGCCACCAATACCTAAATATCTAGCGCCGGCGCCTCCTGTGACTACATTTGAATCATAGCCAACAACTGCGCCTTCAACAATCAATCCGGCAAACAACAAAGGTTTTAACTTTTTGTCTTTTTCGCCATCGTATTGTTCTCTAGTTGATCTTATCAATTGTCTTTCTTTGACCAAGTTGTCAAGACCACCACGTTCTACAACTTGGAACCAAGTACCATTGCCTACTTCTTGTAATGCTTGTATAACCCATACTTCAGCACCTTGTGTAACTGCCGAACTCAATTGGCTGAAGTTTGTATTTGGTTTACGTTGACCAGTCTTATCACCAAAATTATAAACTGCAATTGTGATCCTAGGACCATCTAATTCTGGTATCTTTTGAAAAAGTTTTATTAATGGTGCTTCTGCATTTACAGGAAGTTTGTATCCTGTCATACCAGCATGTCCGGCACATCCTGCCAAGGCTATCAATAATAATAAAGCAAATATCTGTCTCATGTTAAAATCCAAAATCCCCAACTGGTACCGTAAGTGTTGTAACAGTACCATCTGCTTCAGTAATTCTAATTGATATTGTTCCTAAGTCTGTGTCTCTTTCCCAAAAGATTGTAGCACCTTCAATTTCTGCTGTGCCTGTTGATGCACCATCAGAAGCGAACATATTATCTACCAATTGTTTAGATAGATTAGCATATATTCTTGATTCAACGTTTGCTATGAATTTGTTTATTACTTCGTTCTTTTCATCACGTTCAGCATCTCTAAGTTTTCTTTCTTCATTTTTGCGTATTTCTTCTTTACGCTGAAATTGAAGTTGTTCAGTTGCTAGGTAATGATTGGATTGCCCGATACCTGAAAAGGATGGGTTTGAAAATTCTTGGACTAATTCGCTGGCCTGAATAGGACTTGTGAAAAGTGCGAACGCCAGAACGGTAGTGTATAATGCTTTTATTTTCATAACTCTGCTCTAATAACTATAGTTATAACTATTTAAGTCCTATAGAGCAGAATTAAGTTTATACTTTATGGTTGTTGGTGTTTATTTTAGTTTTTTTGTTGTTTATTTTGTTGTAATAAATTGTTCTTCACATTGATCTTGTGATGCTGTAAGCCCACCTTTTTTGCCATATATCCATACGTAACTAGATATTATTGTACCATCATCTACGTTGCATTTTTTACCAAATGACATCCTTGGGTCTTTGGGCACTACAGAACATCCAGCCATTAAAATTGCTGTTGTTATTAATAGTACTATTTTTTTCATTGTTTTCTCCTTAGTTAAATCTTTTGTATATTTCTTTTAAACAGTCTATAAGATAATCAACTTCTTGTTTGGTGCTGTATACACCTGTTGATATCCTACAGGAACCTGTCCATCCTATTTGCCTATGTAACATCTGTGTACAATGATGTCCTGGTCTTGTTGCTATACCATATACATCTAAAAATGATGCCATATCTTGATGATGTATGTTGCCAAGATTAAATGATATCACTGCACTACGTTTATCAGTACCAATAAATTTCATTTCTGGCAATTCAGACATTTTTTGATAAGCATAGTTGATTACTTCTTCTTCATGTTTGACCATTTCATCAAAATTAGTATCAACATAAAAATTTAATGCTTCATGCAATCCAACAATTTCTGTAACTGCTAGTGTGCCTGCTTCCCATTTTTTAGATCCTTCAGCAAAATCAACATCATCATGGGACACTGTTGTTATCATTCCGCCACCGCCTAATGCTGGATCTAAATTGTCGATCCATTTACGTTTTGCATACATAACTCCAATTCCACTTGGACCGTACATTTTATGTCCACTCATTGCATAAAAGTCACAATCTAAATCTTGCATATCAATTTTGATATGTGGTGCACCTTGTGTACCATCAACTGCAACTGCAATATTATGTTTGTGTGCAATATCACAAACACGTTTTATATCTACTGTTTGCCCTGTTGTGTTTGACACATGAGTAATTGCAATAATTTTTGTGCGATCTGTGATTAATGATTCTAACTGATCAATATCTACTTGATGCTGTTCGTTAACTTTTAAAAATTTAATCACTGCTCCATTAAATTTTCTTTGTAAATGCCATGGTATGTAATTAGAATGATGTTCAACTTCTGTTGTGATAATTTCATCACCTGGTTTCATTGTTCTACCAAATGATGTCGAAACCATATTGATTGCTTCTGTGGCTGATTTTGTAAAAACAATTTCATCTTTGTCTTTGGCATTTATAAAATCAGCAACTGCCTGCCTACTGCTTTCTACTAATGCTGTTGCATGATTTGATAATTCGTGTATGCTTCTTCCAATACTTGAATATTCTTCAGTCATAAATTTATTCATTCTATCAATCACACGTTGTGGCTTTTGTGATGAGTTTGCACTGTCTAAATACACTAATGGTTTACCACTAGGTAATTGTTTATTCAATATTGGAAATTGTGATCTAATATGTTCCATAAAAATCTTTCTGGTGGAGGATAGCGGGATCGAACCGCTGACCTCCTGAATGCAAATCAGGCGCTCTCCCGGCTGAGCTAATCCCCCAGTTCATTATTAACCAATTTATTTATCTGCTCCACAAACCACGTGTATCCTTCTTTTCCAGGATGGCAATCATCTTTTGCCAATGGAAAGTCTCTTTGACATGTTTCAAAATCGATAGGCAAAAAATCAACGTTGTTAAACGGCAGTGTTGTTTCTCTTTGAGATGCTCTTGCATGATATTGTTTTTTAACTTTGTCTTTTAGATAATAATCAGCATGATTAACATAACAAAGATATTGATTCAGCATATCGTAATCATCATGCATATATTTGTAATATGCTTCTGCTGTTTTTATAATTTTCATATCTGTAGGATGTTTGTAGTCTGGATAGAATTTTATTTTACCTGGTATATCCCATTCTACGTGATCTCCTGTACCATTTATTCCACGTCTATGTGTATCTTGTAGAATACACCACCTATCCATATGAGTCCACAGCACAACAACTACATCAGACTTGTGAAAATCAAAGTTCATTATTTCCCACCAAATTCTTTTAGTAGATGCTCCAGGTACTCCCATATTGACTAAACCCATATTCCATTTAGTGGCTAATTGACTAGGCCACGAGTCTTTAGGATTATCTAATGCTGATCCCCATGTTACACTACACCCAAAAGTAACTAATCTATTCATTTATTTTTTAAATCTTCTTCTAATTTTTTAAGTTTTTTATCTATCTTTTTATTTAACTTATCAACCTGTTTGTTCAATTGTTTTAAATTTTCCATATATTCGTTAAATTTATTTAATGGTAACATGTTGTCAACTGTCTTAAATTGACTTTGCATGACTTTTTTAATATACAAAGGATGACGTTTTAAATCAATTAGGTTACTTGTTTTTTTCATATACTCTTTTTACTACCTTACCAATATTTACTCTATTATACATTTGATCTCTGTGGAATTGCTCCCATTGCCTATCACCAAGTGCAATATGTATACAGTTGCTTGGTGTTAAATTGTATGTTTCACAAACTTTTTGCTGTGCTACATTATATTTATTCCACTGATGGTCTGGTGTAAAATTACGCATTAATTCTAAACTAATTTGCGTGTTTAAATGACAACCATGTGACCAATCTGCTTGTAAGGCTAATCTATCTTTCCTTGCATCTGAATCGTATTCAACTGTTCCGTGTTTTGAAAAACGTATGCCGGCTCTGTAATCGCCTGTGCATAATCCTTTAGTAGTAGATAGAGCAACTTCTTGGATTGCTGGATGTGATAAATCTATATCAATTCCTTTGCAAGTTCCAAACCAAGCCATATCAACAAATACAGGAATACCCAATTCATAGGCTTGATCAAACATTTCTAACATTTGTTGGTGTTGTGATCCTGTACCACTGAACGGACAACTTATAATAACAGCATCACCTTTTGCTAACGGCTTATCATCAATAAAGTCATCATAAGACCAAGGATGAACATCTCTATTGTAAGGATATTCTCCTCTAAACATTCTTAATCTTAAACCTTGCTCAAGTATGTAATAGTGAAACTCGTCAAGTGATTGTGTAACTCCTATTGACGGAAATCTGTAGTTAAAACTATCTAAACCTTTGATAGAATTTAGTTTACTCGAACTCACCCAATCTGGATAAAAGTCTACAAATTCTTCTTGGCAATTTAGATTATCACTTCTTAAAATATTATTTAAGAAATTTTTATCTAATAGGTGTGTAGCAAATTCACCATTATAGATTGAGTTGCCATTTCTTTTGAACTCTGTGTTTGATTCTGTATACTGTGATTTTTCTGCCATTACAGATTTACTACTTGCTTTTTATTTGTCATTCTATTGTAAAAATCTATACTGGCAAGATTTTTTGCTTTAGATTCACACATAATATCAAAGTCATCTGTAAATGTCCAAGCCCATTCATTAACAGCATCATTCCAATAGTAATCAGAGTGTGCTCTCAGTTTTGCTTTCTTGTAGCCTTGCTCTAGTAGTTTACCAAAATCTGGCTTAATACTTGCAGGATGATTTGAAAGTAAATCTTCTCTGCTGACAGAATAGTGCATAGCAGGTCTTACGCCACGCCAACTATCTTGCACACGTTTGATACGATCATCATTTGGTTTTATGTATTCACCTGCACTGTGACACCAGTGATGATGTATGTCAACTACCAATGCAACATGTTTTTCAAGTTCTAGTGAAGCATCTAGTCCCCACGCATTTTCATCATTCTCAATTGTAATTGTGTTACGTGCTTCTGGTGTGAGTCTTGGTAATGCATCAATAATGCCTTGCGGACCTTTACGACCAGATATGTGTACGTTAATTTTAAAGTCTTGGAACTTGCGACCATATCCCATCCAACGTGCCATGTTTACATGATACTCAAATTCTTCAATTGATCTATCTACAATATCATCTGACACAGATGCCAACACAGTAAATTGTCCAGGGTGCATAGAAAGTCTTACATCATTTGCTCGAGCAAACTCACCAATTGGTGCAAAGTGTTTTTCACAATAATCAATCACATCTGGTTTATCCCAAAAGTATTTCCATGATGCTTCAGTTGCCACTGGCAATACAGGAGATGATATACGAACCATTTTCAATTCATCTGGTAGTGTTGCCACATACTTGACCAGTTCATGTACAGATGCAATATTATGTCGCATCAAATCCCATAGTCTTTCTTCTGCTTCCGATTTGTGTTCATTCAACCAACGCACAGTTGTTGCACGACAGTTCAATGGTTGTTCATGTTCTTTAAGTATTTTTGTCTTCAGTGTTTGATCTGAATGCATGTACTTGCAGGCAAAACCTAATTTCATAACTTTCCTAACTTTTTAACTCTTCGTTGATGTCTACCGCCTTCAAAGTCTGTTGTAAAAAATGTTTTTACAATTTTCTTTGCTTGACTCATTGTTGTAAAGTCTGCTCCTAAGCATAACACATTTGCATTGTTATGTCTACGAGCCATTTCGGCTTCTTTTGGTGTTCTACATACTACAGCTCTGATATCTTTAAATCTGTTGGCCGCAATGCTAACACCATACCCAGAACCACACACTAGTATACCATGAGAGTATATATCAAAACTTTTGCCAAACTCTTTTACTACATCTGGATAGTCAACTGATTTATCTGCTTCGTGTGGTTTTAGATTCTGTATTACTGATACGTCAAATTTTGTTTCGCCATTTACATCATCTGGTGATATAAAGTCTAATAAATTGTGTTTCATTTCTAGGCCTCTATGATCAGAGCCCATAATAAGATCAATTGTTTTCATATTATTAGTATATAGCATTTTGTAAATTTGTCAAGCGGAAACGCCAGTAAACTGACGTCCCCTATTGATCAAGTTATGTTCTGATTATGGCCTAAATTAGAACGTAAATTTAAGACCAGTTGAATAACCGTCAGTATCTATAGTAGATCCTGTGTTATCTGTGTGCTGATATTCAGCATAAGTCGATAACGATTCAGTTATTCCGTACGATAATCCGGCAGTGTAGTATGCAGTTGAATCTTCAACTTTACCATAACCACCTGTAAGTTTTGCCTTACCTTTGGTATATGTAGCAACTACTTCATTGCCAGTCACATCTGTTGCGGCATCTTTTTCAGTATATGTGTAACCAATTGTTACAGGCATACCTAAAGATGAAACATCTGCGGTTATACCAACACCATAGTAATATATGTCATTGACTTCGTCACTTGACATACCACCTGATGCTGTTATTACGCCGGCGTCATATGTTACTGTACCTTCTGATACATCAACACCATCTTTACCAGTTGAGCCATCTATTTTGACTAAACCGTCAAATGTAAGTTTACCTATATTGTTACTATAGGCAATTGTGTTTGTATCACGTGTGAACAAATTTTGATCAGCACTTGAACCATACACTTCAAATACATCTGTGTGACCACTTACATTTGTTGTAAATGGTGATGCTTGACGACCCGCTGACAACGATCCTACAGGACCAAAGTTTAGACCAACAAGGGCTAATCTTGAATCCAATGGATTATTGTTCGAATCATCAGTATCAACGCCAAGTTCAAGTTTAGCAAAGCCAGTTATGCCTTCACCAATACCTTCTTCAGCATCAATACCAATAAACGATGAGTTGTTTTCTGCTTTCATATATGAATTGCCACTTGAATTCTCATCATTGCTTAACTTATAGTTAATAGAACCGTAGATGTTTACTTCGGCTTCTGCTTCACTACAAGCAGTCAATGAGAATACAGATGCAAGTGCAACTATGAATGCTATGCTTATATATTTTCTCATCATTTCCTCCTTTTCTAATTCCTCTATGGAATTAATTTGCCAAGGCTATTAGCCTGGACTTAACAACTATATACTAATAGTTGTATTCTGTCAATACATATTGTGGATAACTATTTTTTGTCTACTATATTTTGTGAGCCTCTAATCTCTAATTCTTTTTCTTCTTCTGATTGTGGCTTGGATGGTGAAACAATTTCTTCTACTATATCCTTTGGATCTATTTCATTTGTTTCTAAAGCTCTTAAACATTCTGCTAAAGTTGGTCTTAGCCCCATTCTGTGCATCTTTGATGCAATTATCACTAATTCAAATTTTGATACATCTGGATTTGATTCCAAAACCGAATGTGCAAATACTCTTCCCATATATCTCCTTGTTATGCTTTTCTTATTGTAATACTTATCCTAGGTTCTTCCATATTTACAACTTGATGTGGTACTGCAATATTTATTTGGTACCATTGGTTAATATCTTCGTTAGTCCATGTCTTTTCATATATCATGTTATTTGGTTCATTAACATTATCCCACCAACGTGTTTTTACGTTTGAACCTCCTAGTGTAATTAAATAATTATATTTTGTTCCTATTATTCCAACATCTTCATGAATTGGAAGATTTTGTCTCACAAGTTGATATCTTGTTTTAACAGGATAATCAAATTGCTGTTGACCCCACTCTTCTAAATTTTTTTGAGCAACATGACTTGAATAATGATCAGCATATTCTGGTTCAGGAAACACGTTTTCATATGATTCTATTTTTGCCAAATCATCTATCAAGTTTTGTGGAACTTGAGGAATATAATCTATTTTTTTACAAACTTTATTCATTTTTTCTTTACTGGTGCCGGCAGAGAGATTCGAACTCCCGACCTGACGATTACAAATCGCCTGCTCTACCAACTGAGCTACGCCGGCTCTGTTGTTATTTATTATAGAAGGGCACCGAAATGCCCTCCTACTCGATATAGTTATTGTTGTTATTTGTAACGAGAGATTACTTCTTGCCTCTGTTAGCGAGCCAATATATAACACCAATAGCAATTAATCCTACTACACCAGAATCACCAAGTGATCCAACTAGTGCAACAAGATTGCCGACAACGTCTGCTGGGAAAAACGGAACTGATCCGAATACCACCTGCAATACGATGCCAAGTAGTAAAAATGTTAATGCCAAGTCTGTAAGACCCGATAACACACTTTTAATTTTATCAAGCATAATGTTTCCTCCTTATGAATGATTGAACATTCTCTTGATCATTTAAACAGTGTACTATTGATTATTTAAAATGTCAACTATAAAAAGTTATGTTTTGTTAAAAATTTTGATGAGCAAATTTTAGATCTGGCCTTGACTCTAATGATTGTCCACATTTCTGGGCACATCTATGCAGTTTTGGATTATTTTCGTCTTGCAATGTTTGGCCAAAACTATCCACAAGATTTTTTCCATACCATTCATTTTTTAATATTTGTTGTAATGAATGTGTGTTTACGTTGATAAATTCTCTGCCATATTTTTTATATGTTTTAAAAATAAAGTCATTTGCTTCAGATCTTTTTGTCATATAAACACGTTGATACGTATAACAACAAGGAAATATGTCTCCATTGGTAGCAAAGAACACTGCATTTTTTAAATTAGACCATTCGCAGTTTACTTTTTTGGCATTAAATTTTTCTAACATATTTTTCTTTTGTGTTTGCCAATCATGTGTTATCGAATGAGAACTGTTGTATTCTGTATCTTTAAATTTAGAAGGAACTTGAAACGTTTTTAAACTGTCATTAGGTTCTAATTCTCTACCACCGTTATTAGGTGAAACTGTAAAAGTAGCAAATTTCATTTTCTTAGCCAAATCTCTTGCTTGATCAATTTGATGTTTATTGTGTTCAAATTTAATCATTTTCCAATGTGCTTTTCCGCCAGCATCAATAAATGCTTGAGCATTTTCAATAATTTTATCCCACTTGGTCATTCTTCTGTATAGATGATTCGTATCTTCTAGTCCATCAATTGAAAAAGCAATATAATTTTCTTCGTTAAAACTCATTAACTTACCAAGATCTTTCCAATAGTTAGGTGTTCTTAGACTTGCATTTGTGTTAGCACTAACAATAATTTTAGGATTCTTTTTTGCAATCCATTCAACTGTATCTAAAAAAATGCTACTTGCTAATGGATCACCAAACACAGGTGTGTGATCAATTCTATAAACTTTTGACAAAGACCATTTATCAAACATTTTTTCCCATGTTTCAAACTTCATGTCTGCTTCAAAAGGCATATAAGGATTTAAGTATTGTCCTTTTGCTCGATTTTCATCAACTCTAGCACACATAGGACACATGGCATTACATTTAGTTGTAAGTTCTACCTGTATTTCTATTGGCTTGTCTAAATTAAGATATGATGTCATCTGCTTGGTTGACCCAAGTTTTAAATTTTTTTTGTGCTGTTATTGTGTGTTCTTCTCTCAAACCTTTTCTTACCATGCCCATTACACTTGGTTTGGTAATAATTTTTGCTAGTTTCATTACAACTTCAATTACATCATCTTTGTAACTGATTGGTAAATCTTTGCCTTTTGCAAGTGTACGCATAGCAGTTTTAAATCTTGCTACTCTGTTCTTTGGTACCATACCTTCTCTTGCCAACATATCAAGTTTTGATAAATCTGTTTGCGAAAGTGATTCTGCCAATGCTCTTTGCAACATGGTTGTTTTGCTAGGTTGTGTTAGTGCTCTTGCTACCTTTTTCATTATTGGTGTAATAACTTGTTGTAAATTTGGATTGACTGGTTTTCCTGATGCCATTGTTTTAATAGCTCTCAATGCCGGCGATGGTTCAACCTCTGGAGCAATCTTTTTCAATAAACTCATTTGTACTTTTAGGTCATTACTTTTTGCGTCAGTTTGATCATTTGAACCAGGTTGAGTGTTAGGTGTAGTATTCTGTTGTGTATCACCAGCCGCTCCTGATTTGTCTTTGGCATATTGTGTTTTTACTGCTTGTAAAACTTTATTTTGATCTAACTCGCCTGGTTGCTGAACTGCTCCTGCAACATCAACTTTATAATTTTTTTCAAACCAATTTATAACTTGTTCATCATTTGGATCAGATGCTTTAAACTGTTGAAACTTTTGCCAAACTTTATTTGCAACATCGCCAATTGCTTTTTCACCTTTGGCTTGCTGTCCCATATCTCCTAAACCTGGCACAACACCAGCAACACGTTTTGCTGTGTTCATTGCTTTCTTAACTGCACCAAAAGGTGCTTCTTCTACATCAGTTGATTCACCATAACCTTTTTTAAATGCTTGACCAACTGTCATAGTGCTGTTGCTACCAGTATTGTCTGATTTATCAGTATTGTTTGATTGTTTTTTTTGTAATTTAGGTTTTTCAATTTTGTTACTAATATTTTTTAATTTTGATGGTGTGTTTGGCTTAACTGTTTTTTTCTGTAAAGGATTAACCTGTTTAAGTAAATTTAAATCGTCAATTCTATCTACAATCCATTCATCTGGCATACCTGTTCTTGCCTTCATAACACCATATGGCATTTCGCCTGAATCCATGTAGTAACCAAATAATTCATCATACACTTTGGATCCATATTCAATATCATCTGTGCTTTTAATATTGTATTTGGTTAATATTGCTTTGATTGTGTTATATTCAGTTGATTCATTTAAATCTTTTTTCATTTGTTCTTTTGATTTGCTGTATTTCTTTTGAAACTCTTGATCTGATAATGTTTTAATATCAGCATCTATGTCTGACATTCTGCCTTCATTTTTGTTAGGCTTACCATGTTTGTTGTGTTGAGCCCATGCAATGGCATATGGTGCACCTGGATCATCAAACTTCTTTTTTAGTTTTTTAACTTGTTTTTCTCTTCCTGGTGGTGCTATTTCGCTAAATTTCATTGTGTACTCCTACTTTATATTTATCGCTTTAACATAGGATATATATCTTTTACTTTGGTTCTATATGCTAGTGTATCTGCACTATACCCCATTTGTGCTATGTCTTTGCGTTTTTTACGTGCATTTTTAAAAATTTTACCAAATGGATCAACTGCTTTGATTGCCTGTGCGTGTGTAGTACCAGGTGTCACTGGAAAAGCAAGTGTGGCTATATTACCACTTGCTGTTGACCCTGCTGTTGCATCTTCTGTGATGATATCTATAATACGCATAACATTATTTATAGTTTTATTGAATCTAAGAACTCTATCAGTTGTGGATCTAAATGATTGCTGTATGACTGTTTTCTGTTTATATCAAAATTAACTATTTCTGACTTCATTTTTTTCCATATTTTCATTTTATCTGTGTCATCTATTTGAATTGCATTTTTTAGATATTGCTTAACTTCATTTAAACTTGAATCATGCAAGGTGTTTAGTTTATCTAATTGTGATTTGATGATATAATTTGGTAGCCATTTTACTGCTAAAGGACCTTCGTACGGATGAACAAAATCAAAAGAATAGTATATGGTTTTACCTACTATTCCTTTATAAAATTCTTTATAGTAGTTAATATAATCATATACGTTGTGCAGATTATAAACTGATAAAACAAATGCGTGAGATATATCTTCACAATTTACATCTGAATTAATAAAGTTTGTTATGCTTTTTTGTAATTTATTGAATGGCATTGGATATCTAATGTATTCATATGTTTGATTAATTCCATCGATACTAAACACTGGAGAAAAAACTCTAAACTTTTTAATTTTTTCTAAAACTTCATTTGTAAATTTTGTTGCATTAGTAATTACTTGCAGATCAATATGATGTGCATTGTCTGTTTCTATTGCATAATCTAAAAATTCTTTAAATCTTTTGCTGACAAAAACTTCTCCTCCTGTGAATTTGATGTGTTCACAAGTGTCTAAATTATCTAATAGATATTTCCATTCATATTCATCAGCAGTGTTTAATTTATTAGTATCTGTAAATTGATCCCACCCTGTTGGTAATTCTACATCTCTATCTTTAAACATTCTAAAATCTTTTCGTAACTTATCGCTAATCCATGGAGCACACATTCTACATCTTAAATTACATTCATTACTTACTTGTATATCATATGATGTTACTTGAAGATTACTAATTGATTTTGCGTGTATCTCTCCATTGGGTGAATAACGCAAACGATCACTTGATCCTGTTTCTGCTTCTCTTTGCCAACATGATTTACATGCAGGATTTTTTATATTGTTCAATGCATCACTTCTTAACTTTTTAAAAGTTGAATGATCAAAAATATTTTTAATTTTATTGCCTGGAGAGCTTTCTATTTCATGTTTCCATGATTCCCAACCCATAGGGTCATTTTGTGTGTTTTGAGAAACACAACAAGGAGCCGGTACACTAATTTTACCATTTTGCCATTCTTTAATTGCAAGTCTATGAAATGGATACCAACAAAATGTATTATCCTTAGCGGGCTTCATTAGAAGTTATCCTTTATTTCTTTTTTCCTGATTTCATATTAGCACACCAGTGATACATTTTTGCACGTTCACCTGATGCTTTTTTAGCCTTTGCTCTTAAACTTGTGACTGATCCTTTGCAACTGGCGCCTGAACGTTTAACACGTCCTGGTCTGCTTTTGCCTTTTTTCTTGCCATCAGCAAAATTTTCGTTTGTTTCTGTTCCTGTATAGTATGGTGTTCTTTTCATCCATACTTCGTATTCTCGTTTATACCATTCACCATCATCGTCTTCTGCATTGTGTACCAATTCAATTAGGTTGGTAAAATTAAGTATAGCATCTCCTGGGTTAAAATTTTTTTCTACTAATTCAAAGTCATCTTTTTTAAAACCCATATTTCCTTGCATCATACTCTGAACAAAGTTTTTTGCACCTTTTATATTATAAGCAAATGGAATGAATACGTCATCAGTTGGAGCACTGCTTTTATCTTTTTTCTCGTATCTGTATAGTTTTGTTATTCCAGAATAATCAGTAAAGGACGGATGATCGTTTTTTATTTTAATGATATCGCTTATAGTATTGTCCAATATAGCATTAGATTCATAATAATCTCTTACAGCATCTATAATATCATACCAGCCATCTTCGCCATACTTCTTAATCATAGCCTTCTGCCATTGTGCTAGGGATTGAGTCTTTTCAGTTATACTTTCTTTTTTCTTTTTTTTGCCGGCACAGTGGGCTTTTTGTGAGAAACCTTTTGGGTTACTACAATTAATTGAGCTTTTATATTTTTTGCTCCACTTTTCTGTTAGTTCTATGTATCTCATTTTTTATACTTGTTGCTAACATTCTTTGCCTTGCCGCTTCTATTTGCGTTTGTGTCTTTTCTACGTTTTCTATTAACTGCTTGAGCTATTGCTTTCTTGCCACCTTTGGATCTCAATGATGATGCTCTGGCTTTTGATAGACATTTTGGTTTGCCTTCACCTTTTTTACGATCACCACACTTACCAATTCTTTCGCCTTTGGTGTTGTAACGATCCCAGCCACCGCCGCCGGCGCCACCTTTTTTGCCTTTACCAAACCAAGCACGTAGATCTTCTTCAACATCTTGCTGTGATTCAACTTTACGACAATCAGGTACACGTTTGCCAAACATCATTTTAGTGCCGTGCTTTTTGTAGCCCTTCCAACAACGTGTGCCTTCTAATAACTCAATTAATCTCATTACTTCTTACTCTTGTTGCCCCAGTTCTTTGCACCAACTTTTCTGCATCTTACCAATGCACCGCTGGCATAGGCTGAGGGCCATACTTTGTATCTTGATTTTACTTTGTGATAACAAGCATCTTGTTTTTCAGCCAATATGTCAAACTCTTCTTCAGTCATCATTTGTTGTGATTCAACAAATACTGATACCATATCGTCGCCGTTGTTGAGTCCACCTTTTTTAACTTTTACATTTGCTTTGCCGTATTCTTTTTCGGCTTCTGCTGGAGACATACTAGTTTGTTTCCAACGCTTTTCTGCTTCTGTAATTGACTTACTTTTAAGTTCATCTATTCTCATTTGCCCATCCTTATATTAATTTGATTCCAATCAATGATTGTCATCATTGCTTTAATATATTTACCCTTGGCATCTTTTGCAGGAATATAATCTGTAAAAGAGTGTTCCCACATGTCAATTGGCATTAATATATCTGTCTTGTATGATTGATTTGGTGTTGTTTTAAGTTCACCTGACTTACTCAAGTATACCCAACCTGAACCTTGTATGGTCATTGCTGTCTTAATCATTTCATCAACAAATGAACTCATGTCTCCAAATCTGTGTTCAATTAATTCTTTAATGGCACCATCTGGTTTTGAACCATCTGCTTTTTGTAATTGTTCCCAAAATAAATTGTGTAGCATAGCACCACCATAATTAAAATCTGGATCACCTTCTTTGTTGTTGTATCTAGTTACATATCCGTTTGATAATATATTGTAGTGATATTCTACATTGTCTTTAGATAGCACTGGTGCTAAATCTTTTGTTTCATAAGCCAACTTTTTTAATTCTAGTTTTTGTGGTTTTGACTCGTTCATAGATAGTTTCATCCTTTCGTGATGTCTTCGTGCAAACTCTTTGCGAGGATTTGGCATTTGTATAAAATGCGGATTCTCGCCAATGCCTGCCAATTGTTTTAATCTTGCTATATCCACTTTACACACTTCTCCAATGGAAACTTGCTGTTTGTGGATCATTAGTAATTGATAATGAAGCCGCTTGTACGTGTCTTGTACCTATTTGATTTACAAACTCTTCAGGTGTTCCTGTAATACTAAATGATCGTTTACCTGTGTCAACTGTCATAATAGTTTCTACACCGTCTGATAATTTATAACTTACAAGTTGTACATACGTAATTAAATTTCTAAATCTATTAAAATTAATTGGTCCACCTTCTGTGCCTGGCTGTATTGCATTATCAATCATTTTTTTAATATTTGTTTGTGCTTGTTTGTAAACTTCATCATAGTTTGTAACTAATGCTTGTAATACACCAACAACATATTGATTTAGTTTTTCATTATCAAATGTTGCTAATTTTTTATTTAGAGTTGCTAGATATTTTTCACTAATAGTGTATGATTTCTTTTCTAAGTCATCAACAGTTATTCCAAGATCAGCATATAATCTTTTCATGTTAGCCAATGCACCTTTACCATCTTGTATTGCTGTTCCGTTTAATCTAGCACCACTGCCTTTGGCTTGTGATCCTGACTTAACTTCTACCCCTAGTGTTTTTCCATCTGGCATAGTAACTGCAAGGTCACCTTTTACTCCACCAGTACCTGTTGATACCGGGGATCCAATTGCACTTAATAAAATTTCTGCTGGGCCTAATGCTCCGCCTGTACCTGCTTCACCTTTATAATTAATTAAATCATTAACTACAATGTCATAAACGTCTTTGTGCTTTTTAACAAACTGATCAATTGTACCTTGTTTTGCTTTAACCATTGCTGGCATATCAACAACATTACCAGCTACACAATCTTTAACAAAATTTATAACTTGTTGTTCAGTAAGTGCATTTTTAAAATAAACATAATTGAAAAATAAAGAAAAAAGTCCTTGTGTTAATTTTTCTTTAGCCATTTCTGCATTTGCTTGAACTTTCTTTTGTTTTGAATCGTATTTTCCGCCTGGATCAGGATCTTGATAATTTGCTACTTTTCTTGCTAGTAATTCAATTTCTGAATTTAGCCTTTTAATATTATTTGTTGACTTTGCTTTTTCTTCTTCTTGACCTTTACCATACTGTTCTTTACCGTATGCTTTTTTCTCTTTATCAACATTAACTTGAAGTTCTTTCAAAGTAATTATTAATTGATTTTTTAACTGTCCATCTGGTAGTGTTTCAATTTGATCTGCAATTGTTTTAAAATTTTGTAAAGTTGCACTAACCACTGCTGGTGAAATTGATTGTCCTGCAACTGCTGTGTCCATTTCAGGTTCTTCTGCTACTTGTTCTTGCCCTGTTGCCTTAGACAGCAGTGCTTTAAGTTTTTGAATTCCTTGTTGTACTATTCCAACTGTTTCTGGATTTGCTTTTACTTTATTTTCTATATCATTAACAGTTCTTTCAATATTTTGATTTTGCGGTGATGGTGCCTCAAGTATACCGTGCTTGATCAACAGTTGTTCTAACTGTTCTTTAACAGGCAACATGTAGTGATTTTTTCTACCTTTGGTCAAGTATGAAAGTGTACGCCAAGTTTTAAACCAATCTTCTGTGCCTGGTTTTGATGTTGCTTTCATTTTTTGCCACATTTTTGTACCAGGATGTGATAGCAAACTCATTTCGCCGCCGTCATTTTGATATGGTACTTCTGATGCTACTTCACGTGTTGCTTTAAGCATTTTGCCAATACCTTTTTTAACTTCTTGTAAATCTATCTGTTGTTGTAGTGTTAAGTCTTTGTTTGAACCATTGATTCTAATCAATGCTTCTTGCATACGTTTTACACGTCTTAAATTCTTTGGTGCCATAATAGGTGGTACTCCGTCTTTGGTTACTTTGAATCCAAATTTGGCTGACTGTTTTTTGATTGCATCAACTCCAACATCGTGTGTGGTGTTTATGCCCTTGACAACTCTGCCACCATGTTCTGTTAAATTATTTTTTTCTTTGAAGTCTTTTATACTGTTTTGTACTTTTGACAATGGATCTTCATCTGCTTGATACTTAACACCATAGCCTCCACGTTGTAACCAACCTTGAATATTTTTGCCTCTGTCATCAATCAATATATTTTGTGTGCCATCTGCCTGCACAGCATATGAATCTTTTCTACCTACCACAATAATTTCATCTGGTTGTATTCCAAGTTCTCTTTTGATCCATTTGATCTTTTGTACTTTTGAATTTTCGTGATCGCCTCTCAATGGAGATGATAATATTTTGTAACTACCAAATTCTTTCACAACCATTTGTATCAATTTGTCGGTAGTTGGAAACTTTGGTAATCTATCAAAAAAATCTGTGCCAATCATTTTATCTAGTGTTGGGTCTGTTTTAGCAGGTGGAATATCTTTGTAATTTCCTGTAGTTACTCCTGCAAGTTTGGCATACTCGGCAAAAAAGTTTGCAAGTACTCCATCCATATCAACATAAGCAATTGGTTTGCCTTGTGGTGCTTCGTCCATATCAAATGATTTACTTTTGTGTTTTGCATAACCTCTTTTGTCTAGTGCTTTTTTATCTTTGTGTGATCCAGCCGCTCCACTTTTTCTAATGGCTTCCATATCTTTCCAATTTGGATCACGTGATTTGATATCTGGCTTCTTTGGCATTTTTGGTTTGTTTGCCATTTCTGATGTGTTATTTGATTTTTCTAAACTTTTTCTAATTATTTCAATTCTTTTTCCTGCTTCGCCTGTTCTTGATTGGATTTCATCATCTGTTTTGCCTTTTTTAATTAGTTTGATGATAAGCTCTTTTGTCATTGTTGCATAATTTTCTTGTACTTGTTCTTGAATTCCCATACCTTGTCTTACTTTTGTGTATAATTGTTGTTTTAATTTTTCGCCCCCGTCAATGGTTTGTGAAAATGTTTTAAAGTCACCTGCTTTTGCAAGTGCTCTTGCCTTAGATGCTGACACCCCAGATACATCAGTAGCATCTGCATCTCGTTCACCTGAGCTTACTATTGAAAATTTTTCAATGCCAAAATCTTTTAGGTATGGTCTCATTTGTGATTCAAAGTCTTGTTTTCGATCTGAACCAACCACCATAATAACTTCATTGTATTGTTTGCCTAATTCTTCAAGAGCTTCCCACGGTGTGCGAATAGATGGGTCATCCATGATATTCATGTGTGGGAACATTGCTCTTAAAAATGTAATTTTATCTTTGTATTGTAATGGATTCTTTTTTGGGTCATTAGTTTTACCCGTGAATACATAATGGTCAGCACCACTGGCGGCGTTTTTCACTACGTCCATCAATCGTGCGTGTCCTTTGGTTGGCGGATTGAATCTGCCAAATGTAAACACTGCCTTTTCTGCGTTTGGTTCTAATAACTCATTTAAAATCATATTATCTTCTTTTACCTTGTCCAGCATATGGTTTGTAAGAACGTCTTTTACTTTTGTTCATCGATGACATTTTCAATCTGCCGCGACCAATTGTTGTTCTTTTTGCTACATGCTCGATACTAGAGGATTGCCCCATCATCTTTGCCATTTTATGCTCCTATTTTTAAATCTACTTCGCTGTACTCATTATCGTCCATCTTTTGTAGTTCCATGTCAGCAATTGATTTGGCCGCTAAATTCCTCACAAGTCCTGGAAACTTAATTCTTGCCATCGGGCCTGCTTCTTTTTTGGCTACGTTATCAATTAAGTAACGCCATAATTTAATTGCTAGATTGTGATCGTAAACACCTTTGGCACGTTTACGCATAAGATTTTTGATGATTGGCATATACTGACGTCTATAAAGGTCACCATCATTGGTTGCTAACAGTTCTAATTCATCAGCAAGATCTTGAACTTTATCAGGGTCAGTAGAACCGTCCTGTACTTCTAGTAAATAATCTTTAAATTGTTTAGTCATAACTAATTCCTAAATGTAATGTATATACATCTATATTTATGCTGTCAACAATTAAATGATATCTTATTAACTCCAGGGTTTTTTATCAAGATCAACTGTGATGCCCTGTGCTTTTAACCCTTTTATTACATTTTGTACACCAATTACCTGTCTAAATGTGTCATGTAGTGCATGGTGCTTGTCTGCTTGTGGCATTTGTGCTTGGATTCCAAAGCCAAACAGTGTTCTAGTATCTCTTATGTCGTAATAACTCCATGGAACTCCAACTTCCATCTTACGCATAATATTGTCAACAATCATTAGATCAAAGCATGATCCGTGGCTCCAAGGACGTTTTACACCAAATGAAAACTTACGCAACTCTTTCATTGCGTCTTGTATTGTGATCCTATCACCGTTGTCACCAAATGCTTCATCCTGTGCTTCTTTTGATTGTGTTGACCACCAATTGATTGTTTCTTCGTTGACTTTACATCCAAGTGCTGTACATGAATCCAAATCAATTCTTCTGTACATCACTTGATGTGGTGGAAGATCTGAAACTTTAATTTTGCTGTAATCTGCATGTGGATCAAATCTAATTGCGGCCATAGTAACAATTGCCGCATCGTTAGATGTAGCCAATGTTTCTAAATCAATCATTAAATCTGTGTTTGCCATAGTATTAATATAGCACAATTTTCCAGAATGTCAAGAGCTATTTTACGAAAGCACCAATTCTTCCATGCACGTCAGGATAATCAATATATCTATATCCTTTTGGAGGATCAATTGACTGTCCTTCCCAAACAGGAATAAATTCTACTATGTTTTGTTCAAAATCTGGATTTGGTCTAAAATGAACTTCTATAAGTTTACTACCTATAAATTCACAATTGATGTTCGGCTTATTTGCAAATTGTTCCAATACTTTTGGAAAAGGTATTTGATCATCAGTTGCTACCCATTTATCCCATTTGGTAAATGTATCTTCGCTTTTGAATCCTTCAACACACAGCACTTGTTTGCCGTATTGATAATCAACTGACAAATGTTTTCCTTCGAACCATTCACACCAAAAATATCCAGGATCTAAATCTATTGTGTACTGTGACAGGTACATTTTTTTTGCACCTAATCCTAAGCCCATAACATTAACACAAGGTCGTACAATATACCATGCTGGTTCAGGAACATCTATTCCTGCTGGACCACTTTTGTATCCTAACTTTCGAGAAAGTATTAATTTATCGTAGACCCAAATTTCGTCAGCATCTGCGGTCTTCCAGTAAATGTCTTCTGGTGTGTCTTCATAAATCTTCTTGTTCATCTTTTGTTTTGTATGACCATTCATCTGTGTGACCTACTGACCATTTAGGTGTGTTTTCGACTGTGTAGTTCTGTGAACATACTTTAAAGTCTGGCATCTTTCTATCTGGGTGTACTAAACTTTGATCTGTAAATATTACCCTGTTGTTTGGCTGTGCCGCAAACTGACCATTTTCCATTTTAATCATGTTGAATGATTTGTGTTCCGGATCATGCTCTGAAAAATTTGTGTTCAACACATTTTGATCTCTGTGACAGTTGTCAATTGTAAAAATGTATTCGCCTTTATGCATTTTTTTATCTTTGCCAAAAAATTCACAATCGCATAACAATGGTTTTTTGATCACTGTGATATCATAATCAAAACAATCCCATATCTGTAAATGATCCAATGGCAATTGATTGTCTTTGTCGTAGTCTGTTTTCCAGACGAATGCTGATAATGGCAACTTATCAAAAGAAGCACCATAGTCTGTTAGTAGTGTTTCAAAGTATAATGCTTTGCCCATTACACTTTTTACTGATACCCATATTCCTGGTGTAAGTTCTCCATGACCTTTTTGTAGATCATATAGATACTCTTTTTTAACGTATACTTCTTGAGGTGGAAGATTGTGGACTAGGAAGCTCATCTGGTGCCTCCGTTACCATGCTCTACAACTCCAGTATCTTGCCTTTGTTCTTGGCCCTGGATTTGAGCAGTTATGTCTTGCACGGAAACTTTTTCTACGTGCTGGGTTTGATTTTTTGATACGCATTGTTTTTGAATCTTTGTTCTTGCCGCCGCCTTGGTGACCAAAACGTACCATTTTTACGTTTCCTGTTTTAGGATCTTTTACATAAACTTTAAATTTACCTGGCTCATCTGTGCCAGTTCTAATTGGCTTACTTAACTTAACTGTTTTGCCTTTGTACTTGGCTTCAAATGTTTGACCAAAATTTCGTTTGTTTTTATCTTTTTTAAAGTAAGGCTCTTTTGCACCTTTTGGTTTGTCGTATGTTTTAGCACCAATTTTAGAGTCTGTGTCTTTGTATATTGGTTTTGGATTTTTGCCGGGGACCATAAATCCTAATACGCCGCCTTCATCGACACCAAAACCTACAATGTCGTCGCCTAAGATCTTTGCCGCCTCTGTACAGTTGTCTTCATCAATTTCTGATACACCCATAACTTTCATAAATTCTTCGTGCATAGATTTAGTAATTGGCATCATAGCATAAAAAGGTTCTAATCCTTTTTCAGTAACAGCATCTTGACCGTACTTTGATGTAACTTTGTTGTATTCGTTAATTTCAGCGCCATCTGAAAGTATACCAGTATCAATATAACCTTTTAGCATTCCTGCTGGTAATTCGTCTCCGTTGCTTCCTTCATAATTTTTGTATTTGTTGTACCAAGCCTCTAATGCTGATTTGTCAACTGCTTCATTAACATCTTGTTCGTTTTTATCAAAGCCTGCTTGTACCATTTCGTATTCTAAATAATCTTTTACCACTTTTAAGTAATCTGATGCTTTGGTTAGTTTTGATGCTACCCAACCTTCAATACCTTCACGTTCAGAAACTTTTTGCAACATATCATGAACTGCTTTTGCGTTTTTCATTGCATGGTACATTTGTGATTTGCCCATGTTCACTTCATGATCTTGTTCTTGTGATTCTTGCTCTTGTGGTTCTTGTTCCATTTCGCAACCACATGCTTCTTCTAAATCTGAAATAAATTTTAGTGCTTTGTCATCTGCTAGTACAGTAACAGAGTTTTCATCAATTTTTTCGATTGTAGTTGAAATTAATGCTGTGCTTTCGCCAAACTCAAGATCAATTGCATCACCAACTTGTGGTGTTGCTGATAGAATATCAATATATTTTCTTATATCTTGCATAATTTTATTTATCTCCTACTGCTTGTTTGTAAGCATCTAAGCCCATTTCCATAGCATCACGTTCTGAATCAGTAAAATTACCAATCACAGGAGTAGTTGATTCTACATCAAAGTCAATTGTCATTACATAATCAAGTGCATCAAACAACAATTCTGTTTCTTCCGGTGTTAAGTCTCTAGTTGTAGGCATGTCATATGCATGACGCCCATCTTTAATGTGATAAAATACATCTGTGTTTGATTTACCAGGCTGACTTATGGTTCTTAGAATACCTTCTGGTACAATTAGTTCAATTGTTTTATATATTATCTGCAAAACTTCATTTGAAAGTTCTTCGTCAACATATACTCTTATATGATGTTGATATGATCTCATTCTTAATCCTTAATCTTTTTTCTTGCTTGTGCCTGCATACAAACCAAACCAAGCCGCACCTGCACCAACAACCACTGAAACTAATCCTGATTGTTCTAATGTTGGACTTGCTAACTCCATATACCATACCACTACAGTATATAGTAGGTATATGTATGTTGTGATAAAAACTCTTGGAAAAATTCTCCAGGCATCAACAGCTCTAGCCAAATAGATTAACCATTTAAAAGGATTTTCTGAACTGTCTATAGTGTTAGTGTCAACTTCTAGATCAATCTGTACTTTTTTCTTTATATCTACTGACTTTGGTGCTTCTGCTGGTTTTGATACACTTTCTGTATTTTCTGTATTTTCTACATTTTTTGCCATGTGAATTACCTTTAAAATATTATATGCAGATATTTATCTTTTTGAAAGAAGGTGCCCTAGGAACTAGAGCACCTATAAAAGTTTATTTTTTAGTGAAAATCCAGTACAAAATCCATAGTGCTACTAGCCCTACCAAACCTTGACTGCCGATTTGATTTACAATTGCGATAATGTTTGCCACAACATCAAGGTCATAAAAACCAATCAGTTTGTCACCAAACAATACTTGCAATACAACACCAAATGAAATTAACGTAATTCCTACTTCAGTTAATTTTTTGACGCCATTGATTATTTTATCCCACATAAGTAATCTCCTTACTGCGTTGATGTACTCATCAACTGTGCTTTATTTAATGTAGAGTTAATTGACCATTAAAAACTATGTTTATGTAGGTAGTGTTTGTGATAAATGCATAGTTATCACGTACTGTAGGGCCCTTAAAATAGGATTAAGACACCAATATAGTGATATTTTAGCAAATTATATTATTGTTTTTAAACAATATTATTGTGGATAAGTTGGCCAAAGTTGACCTAGTTGAATTATGTTAGATCTTCGTAATCTATTGTGATTGTGTCTGCATCAGTGATTGCACCATAATCATGATTACTAATTGCTGACTGTGTAACTGCACCATAGTTAGTTTCTTCACCTGTTGGCAATGTAGATCCAAGTATCACCCAACTTGCACCATTGTAACCTTCAAATCTATCTGTGCTTGAATTAAATCTAAACATGCCAACCACTGGAGTAGTAGGTCTTTGTGCTGTTGTTCCCACCGGCAGTATCAATGCCCCAGTGCTTGTGATTTTTGCATTGCCAGTTCCGTTGGGTTCTATTTCAACATCACCATTTGATGTTGATACAATTTTGTTTCCATTAACATCTAAATCCCCACCAAGTTGTGGTGTTGTGTCTTCTACCACTGAAGTTGGCACTGTGGCAAAACTTAAACTGCCTGAGCCATCTGTTTGTAAAAATTGACTTGCTGTGCCGTCTGACGTTGGTAACGTATATGCTCCATTTACACTAACTGTTCCTGTAGTTTGTACGCCTGTTGGTGTTGTTTTAATTTTTTCACTTCCATAATGATACAATTTTGCTTCACCAGTTGAACCGTCTGCTTTAAAGTAATCTGCTGTACTGCCACTGCCATCATCTGAAACTATTGTAACATCGCTATCGTCAGCATAAGTTCTAATAATAATATTACCAGTTGTTTCGTTGATTACAAGATCACTGCCTGTGTGTTTTATATTTGCATCACTGTCAGTGCCAAGTATAATTTCATCACTGTCAGCCATTTTAATGTTACTGCCGTTTGATTCTAAATGACCACCTAATTGTGGTGTTGTATCAAGTACTAAATCTGTACCAGGAATATCAACTGTTAATGCAACTGTACCAGATGCATCTGGTAATGTAATTGTTCTGTCTGCTGTTGGATCAGTTGCTGTTATAGTTGTTTCGTATGCATCTGCTGTTGCACCTTCTAAAATAATATCTCCACCAGTACCAATATAAAAATCTGTACCATTTAATAGTTGAAATTGATCACTTCTAAATCTACCCGATATGTTTTGTGATCCACCCTTGATAAAAGAATACTCCAACATACCATCTTCGGAACCATCTGAAGCATCTAATATTTTACCAGTTATTTTAGCATAGGTAATTTCTTGATCGTTATCATTTTCGGCTTTGAATTTAATCTGCCCAATATAGTCAGCATCTGTTGGACTTGCACTATTTCTTTTTAATGCAAAAACAGGTCCTGCTGTGCTTGAATCTTCTGTGGTTGTAATTAACAAACTATCATCTGTTGATGTGTTTGCAATTGCTAATGTTCCTGATGCTGTTCCTGAAAACGTTGGACTTGCTAGTGTTTTATTTGTTAATGTATCTGTAGTATCTTGCAATACAATTGTGCCTGTAGCATTTGGAATCGTAACTGTCCTGTCCGCTGTTGGATCTGCAACTGTTAGTGTTGTTTCGTGTGCATCTGCTGTGGCACCTTCGAACGTGAATGAATTCGTTACTGCTATTGTAGATGAATCAATTGTTGTTGTTGAACCTTGTACAGTTAAATCACCTGTTACTGTTAGGTTTGTCATCGATGACGTACCAGTTACTGATATTGGATCAGCGAACGTAATTGGATTTGCATTTGAAGAACTAATAGATTTAGTTGCATTTACTATAACATCACCATCAAAATTAACTTGTCCTGATGCTGTAGTAAATGTAATATCACCTGTGCTTGATGTAGTGAAATTCAAACCTGCCGCACTTTGCATTGTGGTTTGACCTGTACCGTGCGTTTTTATGTGTAAACTTTGATCAACTGACGTTGATAGTGTAATTGATCCTGAATCATCTTCAAGAACTTTTTTACCATTTATGTATAATGATCCTGGACCTACATATACATCACGCCACATTAGACTTGATGTACCTAGATCGTATGTAACGTTTGCTGATGGAACTAAATGTCCAGTAATTGAAGCAACTGACCCACTGGCACCACTGGCATTTATAGCCCCTGCTTTTAATGTGCCGTCGGCTGATTTGCCAACTTGAAAATCGGAATTACTAGTTCCTTTTAAGTTATATGTTACTGCCATTTCATCTCCATGTCAGCCCTTCTTTTCCACTTATGGACTGTCCGGGCATAAGCCCAAGTCATAGATAATATATGTACTTTAATTTATTTATCTATATAGTTTATTTTATTGGTTTTTATAAATTGAGTTGGTATCTTAGTTGCCAACGTTCTAACATCAACTTGTCCATTTGGTCTTGGCTCTCATAACTAGATTTATGAGCAAGTTCTTGTATTTCAGCTTCTACCTGTATCAAACGTTGTTTTTTAGGATTCTTAGTTTGTTTAGATGGTTGTTGGTCATAGTGTTTTACACTATTATTTGGTTTTGTATTCGTATTACGTTTCTGTATGTTTTTGCGTCTATATATCATAATTTGTGGCTCCGCAGGCAGGACTCGAACCTGCGACCAATTGATTAACAGTCAACTGCTCTACCAACTGAGCTACTGCGGAATAATATGAGCCTGAACTGTATTTGTTTCTTCATCGTATAACACATCAATTAATCTTCCTGTTCTACGACTTACAATAAATGGCATCATTTTGTGTTGACTATTTTCATAAACAACATCAACATCACAGTAGTACATCTTATCTATTCCTTGCTTTGCAAGTTCATCCTCAACACATTCGCGACAACGTCTTTGACGAATCAAAAGTGTAATATCAATGATATCTAAATTATTTTCTTCTGCCATAATGAGTGTAACTTTGTACACTATTATTTAGCAAAAAAAATTAAGAAAATAAACTGCTGACTGATTCCTCGTTGCTTACACGTCTTATGGCTTCGCCAATAAGTTGGTCGACTGACACTTGTCTAATCTTTGTGATATCATCTTCACAATGGTAAGCAATAGAATCTGTAATAATCACTTCGTCTAGTTTGCTATCTTGAATTCGCCTACATGACTTTCCTGTTAAGACTCCATGTGTAATATAAGCACGAACACTCAACGCACCTTTATCTAAAAGTATATTGGCGGCATTACAAAGTGTTCCGCCCGAGTCAATCATATCGTCAACTAATATTGCATGTTTGTCTCTTACATTACCAATGACGTGCATGGCTTCACTTTCTCCTGGCTTTGATCTTCTTTTGTCAACAATAGCAATCATGCCATTAAATGAATCTGCAAACTTTCTAGCACGAACAACTCCGCCTGCATCTGGTGATACAAATACAGTTTTTGTTGCTTCTGATTTTAATTTCTTTTTTATGTCTTTGGTAAAAATAATTCTTGAAGTTAAATCGTCAACTGGTATATCAAAGAATCCTTGAATTTGTCCTGCATGTAAATCCATTGTTAAAATTCTATCAGCACCTGCTTTGGTAATTAAGTTGGCAACTAATTTAGCACTGATAGGAGTACGTGATGCACTCTTACGATCCTGTCTTGCATATCCAAAATATGGCATAACTGCTGTAATTCTTTTTGCTGATGATCTTTTTAATGTATCAATAATAACCAATAACTCCATTAAGTTATCGTTAACTGGTGTGCTTGTTGATTGAATTATAAAACAATCTTCTCCTCGAACATTCTCTAATAATTCAACAGAGCATTCGCCGTCTGCGAACCTTCCTATTTTTGCTGGAACCACTTTAGTAAAACAGTGTTCGGCAATCGCTTGAGCCAGTTGTAGATTTGACTGTCCTGCAATAATTTTCATGTATCCCCCTATTATTTCACTGTATAACTTTCATAAACTTTGTTTATGTTGTTATGCACTGTTACAAAACTTGCACACTTAGGCATGTCTTTTAATCTTCTTGCACCAATATAGGTACAAGCACTTCTTACCCCGCCGAGAATATCTTCTATAGTTGGTTCAACAGGACCACGATATGGCAGTTGAATAAATCTGCCTTCATTACCTCTGTAACCATCTTTTCTTTTGCCATGCACTTCTCTTGCACGGTCTGAACTCATTCCATAAAATTCAACATTGCCATCAACCACAGGTTTTTCTGATTCATCATGACCTGCTAACATTCCGCCAACCATAACCATATGTGCTCCTGCACCAAAGGCTTTTGCAATATCTCCAGGATACACACAACCGCCGTCTGCAAGTATATGCCCGTCAACTCCGTTGGCCGCATCTGCACAATCAAGTATTGCTGAAAACTGCGGAACACCAACTCCTGTCATTGTTCTTGTAGTACATACTGATCCAGGGCCAATACCAATCTTAACAACATCAGCACCATTTATAATAAGTTCTTCTGTCATTTCTGGTGTAACAACATTGCCAGCAATAATTACCTTTGTTGGATATTCATCTCTTACACGTTTTATAAAATCCACAAAGTTTTCATGATATGCGTTTGCAACATCAACTGTGATAAATTTAACATCAGGAAATGCTTTTAAAACTTCCTGCATGTTTTTGTAATCAGGTGCATCATCATCCCACATTTTGTTTGTACCTGTACATACTGAAACACTTTGTAATCTTACACCATTTCCAACTGCCGTTCTCCATTGTTCTAGTGTTGTTGACTTTGTGATCACTGTCATCATTTTATGTTCTTGTAATGCTTTGGCCATCGAAAATGTTCCAATGCCATCCATGTTTGAAGCAAAGATAGGTAAAAAGTTTACAACTTTACCAGAGTTTCTAAACGTAAATTTTCTTGTCATGTCAACATCTTTACGACTTGACAATGTAGAACGTTTTGGTTCTAACAATACATCATCAAAGTTAAGTTTAGGTTGTGTGTTAATACGCATTTTGTTATCCTTCTAATTTACTTTTGACCTGAGGTCCTAGTAATTCATTTATAAACATTGTGTATACTTCTGGTTTAAAATGAATCTTGTCTGAATGCATTTCATTAAATGCTTGTTTACTACCTGCTTTTTGTTTGGCCCAATCAAGAAATGCCCAATCAATATCACCATTCAACCAATTTTCTTGTTTACCAACTATATTTTTATATGTGTCCTGATAAACATGATGATCTAAATATTGTTTACCACAATGTGAAAACAACATAAATTTAACATTCAAAGACTTTAATGTATTGATAATATTCATAATATTTGCTAGATATAATGAAACGTCCATATCACTCAAATCCATAAACACTGAATAGAAGTAGCAGTATATCAACATGTTTTTAAATTGTTCATCATTACTACCTAATGCTTTGTACAGTTCATTAAATTTCTTTTTTACATTATCTCTTTCGTGATTACTGAGATTTGCATTTTTGTAAAAACTTTCAACTGTCCATGTTGTTTCACCTTTAAAAAAGTCTCGAACAGATGCTGTAGTATCAGCACCATGATAAAAATCAACACACTCTTGTTTTGAAATGCTTTTTCTATTGGGCCAAGCATACTGCTCTCCACGTTCCCAATCTTTAGTTAGTACACGTTGTCTTGAATATATTGGATGATAATTTTTTTGTTTGTTGATATATGTGCCTGTAATATGACTTGAAATTTCTACATCAACTTTGTCTGTGTCTGGCACTTCAATAACAAACATATCTGGTTTGTATTCATTATAAAAGTTTATAATCTTTGTTGGATAAAAGAACGAAGAAAAAGAACTTTCTCCTCCATTGTATACATAATTTTCAATACCGTTTGTTTCTAAATGTTTTGACAGTTGTCCTGGCCAACCTTCATAAAATGTATAGTCGTTTGCTTCGGCTCCGCCGTAGGTATGACTAGTTCCTAAACATACAATTTTTTTCATACTTTTATACTACTACCTTTTGTTTTAAAAATCAAGAATAATCATTCCACAATCTCCACTTTTCATCTTGTGGTATCCATCCTTCAGGAATTGGAAAATCCCAATCTTTTTCTTCCATCTTGACCCAAATTTTTTCAAACATTTTTTCTAAACCACCTTCTAAAGGATTGTCTTCTCCTTCTTCTTTGGTCATTTTTTCAACACTGTCTAAAAATTCTTTTACACCTTCGTACACTTTTTCTCTGTTGTACTCTCGCAATCTTTGGTGGTCGTAGTATTCTTTATAATTATAGTATTCTTCTTTACTAATCATATTTTCTAACGTGTATCAATACACCTAATACAATAACTGATACCACAATACCTAAAAAAAATAATCCAATCATTCTACTATCTCAACTTTTGCTTCAGTTTCTATAACTACTCTAGCACCACAACTAAGAATAGGCTTATCATTACCACCATAACGTACAACACTATCACCTAATATTCTAACAGCATGACAATAGTCATTTTTACTTCCACGTTTAACAGTGATAACTGGTTCATTGGTACCATGTTTTTTGTTACTTCTAATTTTATGTTGATTAACGTGTATGTAAGTTTTTACCATTTAACATCTTTTTTAAATTTATCAATCGCTTCATAGAACGGTGTTTCTAATCCAAACTGTTTAGATATTGCGGCATGAATAAACTTAAATGCTAATGCTAAATCTTTTTGAAAATCAGGATCGTCAATTGGAAAATTATTATGATGTAAAGAATGTACCAACGATTCAACTCCATCTTTAGTAATAATTTCTGCGGACAATAAGTTGTTTAATGTTTTCTTTTTTTGATTTTTCTTAATGTGTTTTTTAATGTCAATAATATCAGTCATTTGTTTTCCATTTTTCTACTTCTCTAATAGAATGATTTAGATCAGTTAATTGTTCTTCTATTTGTTGTATTTTAGTATCACTGAAAGCATATTCCAACTGTGATTCTAAATCTTTTCTTTCTTCGTTTAGTTTATCTAACTTATCGTTAATGTATTGTGTGTTCATTATATTTACTCCTTGTTACATATAAAACTAGTTGATTGTTCAGTACACTCACACCCACCGCCTATACTGCCACTACATGCCATGTTGTGTTCAAACCATTTTTCCGGATAATCTGTAAAAACTATTCCAGTAATCAATGCTATTGAAATAGCAATTGCTGTTAAAAATGGTTTCATGAGTAACTTACCCATACTATCCAAGAAATGATTGCAATAAATCCTGCTATCAAAACGTGGTTGCCTAAGTTCCACGCACTCTTTCCTACTGTGTGTGGATTCTTTGGATCGATTATATTATTCATGTTCTCCTCCTGGATCATCTTTTGGCAAACTAACTCTAAAGGGATTGCCAAATTTATCCCTATATATCACATATTCACGTCCTCGACCATAACTGTGATATCCCCAATGGTATTTGTTTTTTTTAACATTGTGAAATTGTTTGAATGTAAAATACATTGCAAATAAAATTGCTATGTGTCCTACCACTAGTCCTGTCCATACAGTTGCATATATTTGTCCCCAGATGAATAAAGTAAATGCTGTAGACCAGACAAAACTTAATATAGTTAATAGTTGAAGCCTTACTGTTTTTGGTAAAGCACGGAGATCATTTTTTGAATCATCAAAAAGGATAGTCGCCGCAGATATCATCCATTGTTTCATTATATTTTTTCTCCTTGTTCGAAACCTCTAAATCTTAAAAATCTAGGGAATCTTAAACTCCATTCATTTTCTGCGTCTTGGTTTTTAGTAATAGCATCAGCTCTAACTTCTACTATCTGCCCAACTAGTTTTTCTTTACCAGCCCAAAACTCATCTCTGTTATCATCAGTTAGTCCACTACCAACGTTGACTCTGATAAACTTATCATCATCAGTACCTTCACAAATAAGAGCACCTAGTTTACCTTCGTTTCTACCTGTGCCTTCTTCTGTTGCTATTACTTCTAATGAAACTTCAATAAAAGGTTTTGCTTTTAACATATAATGACTTCGCTTACACTCATATGGTGCATTTCTATCTTTGATCATTATACCTTCAAAACCTTTTTCAATAGCCATTGTGTTGTAATCTTTAAAAATCTTTTGTCCTTGTTCAGTATCAAAATTACATTCTATTTTTTCTACTGGAAAAATATTACTGTACAGTGGATTTAGATCTAAAAATAATGCTTCAAGTTGTTTGTGTCTATCCCAACATCCTAGTTCTGACGTTCCTGCTTTGAATTCTTTTAATGTCAGCACATCAAATACGGCAAACTTGGCGTCTGTTGCTTCTACATTGTCTTTTCTATGCACTTGTTTCATTAATGCTTGAAAAGAACTTGATACCATTTCGCCATCCAATACCATTGACTCTGTAAACTTATCTGCAAATGCATCTACTATTTCTGTTTCAATATGACTAAAATTAATAAACTGCTTACCATTACGTGAATACATAGTAACTGACTTTGATTCAACATCATATATTGCAAGTACTCTTACACCATCTAGTTTGTAATCTAATAGTTTTTCACCCACTAGTTTCTTTTCATGGTTAGCACTATCATGTGCCAGCATACATTTAAAAACAGGTATAGTGTAATCTTTGTTTACTTTTTTAACCACATTGTTAATTGTCTTTTCACTTACACCACAACGTAGGTCTTTAATAAGAATACGTCTATACCAACTGTTCCAATCAGATTCATTTGATTGATCCATTGCTTCAGCGACAGCATCTCTGGCCGCATGACCTGTAAGTTCACGTTTCATTAATTGATCAGCAAGATCACAAAATTGATTCCAACTAAATCCATTACCATTAGAATTTGTTTTTTCAGGAACTTGTTTAACACCAAATGAAACTAATGGATCAAGTGCAAGTTGACAACCTTGAAAAAACTCAATGTTGTTTGCTTTTGCTTCTCGTTTGATTACATCTTCTTTAAACAATCTTGAATTGTTAGATTCTAATTCTTGTATTATGCTGTACATATTTTTTCTGCTACCTCTCTGCTGTGTTTACATTTACCGTGATTTGCGAAGCCAATACAACTACACACAAAACCCTGTTCAGTCATTTCAACTCCATATGAATTGCCTGTTGATCCTGTGATTGGCCACTCAACACCAACAAACGGATGACCTTTAAAATCAATCTCTTGCGGTGTGTAATATCTTGGTTTGTATTTTTTATTCATTTTTATATTAGATTTTATCCCCAGTGATATCAAATGCCCATTGATCCCACGGTTCAGTTTTAGTTGCTTTTAAGCAAGACTTAATAACTTTGTAACCTGTAAATGTTTCTAATGATTCTACAATTGTTTGTGCTGTTGTTTGATTGACATAATCACACCACATAGTTCCATTTGAAAACCATGGATCAATCTTTTCTTGGTGTTCAACTGCAACATCATATTTCACTTGGTCCATTGCCATTTTTTCAAAAGCCATTATTTGTCTCCTATTCTTAGAACTTTAATTCTATTAACAATAGTTTCCTTACCACCATTGTATTTGTTAACTTGATGATCTTTAACGTATGCACTGATTTGCAAACTAGCACCTTCAACTATTCCATCATCTTCTGGATTGCTTGGTGTAAAATGTTTAAGTATGTTTTTGCCTTGCATAAAACTTACAATGTATAAACCTTTGTGTGGTAAAGGCTTAACCATTTCAACTACAACATCAAATACATTTCTTTTCTTTACATCACCTGTAAACATACTGTTGGAAGCCATTTGTTCTTCTTTGACTTTTCTTGCTTCTTTGTCAAGTGTTGTTTTGTAAGTGTGTGGAAGTGAAGCAATAATACCAATGTCTTTTGCTTTCACAGTATTTTGTGCAATACAACCTAATACTGCTTCTTGGAAATTGTTATTTGTTTCACCAAGTTTAAACAACAGTAGTCCTTGATAATGTTCAATTATTTCATCTGCAAATGCTAGATCTTTTTTAGCATGTTTTGGATTTTCTTTTGCAAGTTCTTCAATAACCAATGTTTTGTTAGATTTTCTTTCATTATAATCTGCTTCTGTAGTTCTAACATAACCTGATTTACGGTATATTGCGTTAGCAACTGCAAGAGCAGTTTTTGTGTTATATACTATTTTTTCCATTTTCTGTGCCTTTCTGCTGTTCATATTATTAATATAACACAAATTAGGATTCTGTCAACCAGAAAAATAGGTAAAAAAATGTAGTAAAATCAATGGTTTAATGATAGTTAAGGAACTGAATCTGCCTTCTTCTGCTATATCTATTTATCAAATTGGCCAGAAAATATAGAGTGCTATGCTGACATAGACTTTGTTAAGGATTGTAAAGTATTATGATTTTTCATATATGGCGAAAAATACCCAATTTTTTTAGATAATTGTTCGTCATCGTATGGAATCTTTCGAGAAATCCAACCTACAATATTATCTGCATCTTCTGTTTCTGGATGATAATAATGTCGATGATCGCATATCTCATATCTAATATCTGTGTAATTGTCAATGCATTCAGCAAAAAATTTATTATATGCAAAATCTTCTTTAATAGAATCTAACATATCTAAATTTATAATGAAACATTGTCTTACTAATTCTTTTTCACTGCCTGTTTTCCAACCAGCAATTGGTGTTGTCATATCTAAATTATTAACATAATCAATTATACTGTTGTCAGTCCAAACATACCCACCAAACGCAACCAGCACTTTTTTGAATCCTTTTTTCTTTAAACCTTTTAAAAATTTTAAATCTCCTTTAAAAGGCTGAGTTGTTACTGCAATATTTTCAAATCCATGATCTATCATATTAAGAATTGTCATTGTTGCCATCCAATCAGTTTGCTTTGGAAGTACATGCATATCTTTATTCCATACTGCATAACATACGTCATTATCAGAATTATAGTTGTAAACTGTTTTTGTTTCAGCATAATCTAAATTTACAGTTAATCTAATTACTAAAGAATTACGTTCTACACCCAACGTTGGCTTATGCCAAGAATTATTATTCGATATCATAATGTATCCTTGATTTGGCAAGAATTTTTTTCTATACATTTCATTATCAGCATTATCAACAAACTGTGTTCCATATTGTTCTAGATTGTTGTCTTTAGGAAGATAAATTTGCAATGTTATTGTTGATAAACTATTTTTTTGGTCTGTATGTGCTTTATCAATTTGATGCTCATATTCAGTATGAAAACTTATCCTTGATGATGTTAATTCAGCAACTTGATCAATATTATCAAAATTAAATTTTTTAAGTATTTGTTTTTTAAAGTCATTTGTTTTTGTGTAGTTCCATAATTCTTTGTAAAAAGAATCTTTGTTTGCTATTTCATCAAATATTATAATTGACGGTTCTGTTCCTTGGGGAGGAGCATCTGAATGTGTATACAATTTTTTAAAGTCTTCAATATCATGTGCAATCTTTTGATAATGCTCATTTGTAAAAAAATCACATATATCAAATGCTGTTACATGATGCTCGACTTCACTAATTGTGTCTGCTTCTTTTATTTTTTTATCAATATAATCAAACATTTTAAATATTTATACTGGCATTCCCTAGGAGAATCGAACTCCTCTTTCCTGGATGAAAACCAGGTGTCCTAACCGATAGACGAAGGGAACAAATCCATTTACTTATTATACTTTATATCTGTTTTTGCTTGGCTATAAGCATAATATACTGCACCTACTAGGAATATGAATCCCATAGCAACTATATGCCCCCATGCTTCACTTTGCATTTGGCCACCTACAAATTTGCCAATTTCAATTCCAGCATAGCCAAAACCAAATATTGCCACTAAAAATAATAATGCATGTGTAAGATGTTTTAAAAAATATTTCGTCATAGTAACCTCTCGTGTTAATTTGTTAATATGTATAGTATAATAACATGATACTATATATTGTCAAGAGATTCTTTTAACAAAGGTGAAACTTTTTCTAAAGATTCATTTCTTGATTTATCAACCCCATCAGTATATTCTTTGAACCTTGGAATATATTTACTCCAATCTTCTGCCATCATGTAATTTATAAGTCCTTCAACTTTGTCTTGTTTAATCCAAGGTTGTAATCGTTTTGCCGCTTCTTCTTTTAAGTTTTGTGGCAGTACTCTAACATTTAAATAATCAGGATGATCGAGTATGTTTAAATATGGAAAATACCCAAACTGCATTGTGTATTCAAATAATTCATTTAAATCTAGTACATTGTATATTTGTACTGTAGAATGGACTTGTACTCTCATTTTACCTTGTTTTTCCATTTCAGCGAATGCTGATAAATTTTTATGTACAGATTTCCAGTTAGTTGGATATCTAATATATCTGTTTAATTGATCATATCCGTCTATAGATGCATTTATTTTAATTTTTTTAAAATGTTTCCAATAGTCAATCATCTTTGGTGGAATATTTGTTAAGTTTGTATTGTATTTTAAAATAATATCTTTTGCTTTGTTTAGTTCAATACAACGATCAAATAGTTTATATTGTTCAAGTGCAAGTGTAGGCTCACCACCTGTAAGATATATTTCTTCTACAGTATCGATTATTGGCATAAGATTTTCCCAAGTACTTTCATTTGTTGGCCAATTCATATGTGCTAATCTATCACGTTCTTGTTGATCAATTGTTGATCCATCATATGATGTTGTTGTGTTCCATTCTTCTACCCATTGATTTGATGCCCATGGGTTACACATTCTACATCTTAAATTACACAAGTTACCTAAACGTAAATCAACATATACACCTTTAACAGGTGCTGTTCCATCTTCTTTGGTATTTTCTAATGCTTCTTGAATATGTTCTTTATAAGATTCGTTAAAACCTTCACGTGCAGATTTTATACCTGTTGCTTCTTCTCTCCAACATCTCACGCACATCTTTGGTTTTTTTCCATCCAGTAAGTCTTTACGTAAATCTTTGTATACTTTTGTATTCCATATTTCGTCTGGAGAATTTTTGTAAATTTTATATGGTGCACCAGATTCATCTGTGATAAAATTTTCTCCAGGAGTTGAATTACAGCACACACGATAATTTCCACTTGAATTAGTAGCAACGTGCATCCATGGTAATATACAAAAAGTATTAGACTGTTTCATATGTTCCTTCAAATAATTCTGTTAGTTGTGGTACAACATTTTTAATATTTGTATTTCTTATACTATCTAGTTTGTTGGTAAACCATAAAAATTCTTTTAAATGTCTTTGCTGTTGGTCTTGTGTAAAGTGTTTACTGTTCGCTAAATTACTTATCAAATCACCAAATCCTATATCACCTTGCCCTATTGGTTCTCCAGGTGGGAAATAATCACCAATTGGTAAATCAGCATTTTTTAATATTTCGTGAGCTTGTAATCTATATTTTTCTGGCAATACATGAATGTTCAAGTATCGAGGATTTGCTACAATATTTCTAAAATAAATTTCGTCATGTGGTTTTCTATTCTTAATATACCATTTCCAAATATTAACAAGATCAAAAATATTATAAACCTGTACTGTTACTGTGTATATTAAAGTTGTATTTGCTAACCTATTAAAAAAGTTTTTAATATTATTTTCTAATTGGTCAATATCAAAACTATCCCCGCCACGTATATACTCATAAAGTTTACCTGTACCTTCAATACTCACATGAAACTTTACTGCTTTAAATTCGTTTGTAATATGTTTTAATCTTTCATTTATAACTGTTCCGTTTGTGTTGATATCCAAAGTAACATTCTTAGCAATTCCCCATTCTATAAATTTTTCCATGATCTGATAATTTTGGTCTTCCATCAACGGCTCGCCGCCAGTTAATTTTAAAACTTCTAAATTTAAAAAATAATTTTTGTTTTCTAATAAATTTTCAATAATACTGAATTCTAATTTAAAATATTCGCCCTTGTCTCTGTCAGGCATCCAATCTGGTTTGTTTGATGCTAGTTTAACTTCATCTTTTATCCATGAACTAGAAACTGGTCCGCAACACATACGACATTTAAGATTACACTTGTTTGATGAATTAATTTCTAAATATAATATATCTGGTAGTGCATTAGGATCGTATGACGTTTGTTTTGCTATTTCAGGATCTATATTGTTATAAAAATATAGTCTACGAGAATAACCTGAAGAAGTTTCTTTTAAAATACATTGTTGACACACAGGATTATCTGTTTTTCCATTACTCCAGTCTGATCTTAACTTGACTGCTATATCATTGCTCCACATCTGTGATAACGTGTTTTTATATAAATTACCATATGGAAACCTAGCCACAGCATCAGCATACACATTGCCTTCCCAGTTAATGGTTAAACTGTGCCACGGTGCTAGACATTTTTTGTCTATTTCTTTATGCCAATTCCAATCACGCTGTGCCATATTAAAAATAATTTTCTTGCTTACCTTTACGTCTTACATCAGATGTTAAACAATGAATACCACCATCCCAAAAATACTGATGCCTAAACTTCCAATATATTGGTGTAACACCTTTGCTTTCTAATTGTTTAAATACTTCTTTATCTGCACCTGTACAAATAACTTTATCTTCTGATAAACTTAATGTGTTTACATCAAACACCGTTTCGTCTACATATCCAATCCAATGTGACAACCAACGTTCAATGTATTCTTTATAAAATCTTTGCTTACGTGTGTTTTTAAAATCTTCTGGAAACTTTGTGCCTTTGCCACCAACAACAATACAATCCCATGATTTAAGTTTTTCTGGTAACCAATCTTTTTTCCATGTCATTAATAGTCCTGGTTTGAGCAATGCAATCTTTCCATCGACATGTCCACCTACAGGAACTTCATTAAATGTAAACTCAGGCAATTGCTGTTTATACCAGTGTAAACCTTGTTCAGTGCCTTTGCCTTTTTCAGGGTCTTTTTGATTTGATTGCGAATGAAATATGTCTTTACCACATTTGATTAAATTTGCTGAATGAAATAATATTTCGCCATGCCTCCAATAATCGTGATAGGTTTTTTGATTGAGTTGAGGTTGTGGCATAGATATCCACTCTGCACCATACGTATGATATTCTTTTAATATATCTCTTGAACACAGTGTTTCTAAATATCTTGAAGTATCTTTTGTGTATGCTTCAATAATCTTATTGCCAAAGAATCCAATTAAATCCCTTGGTTGTAATGGTTGATTAATCCAATCAATTTCAAACTCGCCTACTGTATATTTTTGCAAAGGGTTATGTAAAGGTGTTGGTCTTTGTACAATTATGCTTTCTTTTTTTAATATATCAACTAATACTTCTAAATCTTCTGCTGTTTCTGTTAATACTTTTTTTAATAAGTCTTTTGCTTCTTGACTAAACTGGTCACTTGAATCAAAAGTATTAGGGTCATATGCTGTTCCTACAATCACTTCTTCGAGTGGTTGAAACTCTGTATATGAACTTACTAAAGATTTATCACTAAAAAAACTGCTGTAATCATTTACCATTATTAAACTCCATCTATATCATATTTGCTATCATGATATCTTCTTTTTACTATTGCATCATAATATCTCTTGTCCCAATTATCATAGTATTTTGTGCTTCTATGAATCCATTCTGATTTTTCATTTAAGTCTGAAAGTACTTGTATTTGTATAATTGCTAAACCTTTATTACCAGAACCTAACCCAGGAATAAGTTTATCAGTATTTTTTTCAACTCCTACAGATCCTTGCTTTTCTTCAGACTTGTATGATGTGTAAATGTATAAATCATCAGCAACTGCTGTTGGTTGATTATCATTTTCCCATTCTTCAAGTTCTGTTAAAGAATAGTCTTTTGGATCACCAATACATAATACCAACTGCTTATCTTTAGGATAATTTTTAATAACATCATCTGCAATTTTAAACATATCTTTTTTTACCCATCTAACTTCAACTTCATTACGTCTAAATCCCATTTTTGCAAATGGACAAATAGCCATACCATTAAGCTCTGGTCTTGGTTTAGTGACATGTTCTTTCATGTCTTCCCATTTTTTTTCTAAATCAGATTGTTCCGCCATGCTCTAATTCTTTTTCTAACTTGGCACTAATTTTTTCTCCAAGTTCGGATTGTTTTGCATTGTCTTTTGTTTCGTCAAGTAATCCAGCCATTTCAGGAAATACTTTGGTAAAATCAGTTCCTCGTTGTTTATCAAATTTTATAATGTATTCTCTAAACTGTGGCATACGTTGTGACCAGTCTTCACTCATCATAAACTTAACCATACCTTGCAATCGTTTAATACCATAACTTGCTTCCATAAATTTTTCTTTTGACGGGGCTCCAGACATTTTCCAATTTTCTTCTAACCATGGATAAAAATCTTCATACTTTTGTTTTACTTCATCTTTAAACCATTGTGGAAATACTTTTACATTTAATTGACCAGGCCAGTATACAAAGTGATAATTAATCATTCCAGCACCAAAAGGCCATATGTTAATTTTTTTAAAGTTTTGTTTTAATTTCCATTTAATAAAATCTGGAACGTAATAAATGTTTAGTGCCTGTACAGCACACGCCACAGTAACTTCAACATTGTCACCTGTGTTATCTAGCAAATGAAACTGTTTTACAGTGTGTTCCCATTCACTTGGATATCTAATATAGTCATTCATTTCACCAATTGAATCTACTGAATAATGAAATATTACTTTTTTAAAATGACTCCATATTTCAAATAATCTTGGTGGCATTTCTAATCCATTTGAATTATATCTTATTTCAATTTGTTTAGCATATCCACGTTTAATAACTTCTTCTAATAGTGTGTAGTGTTCTTCAATAATGGTTGATTCACCACCTGCAAAATATAGTTGATACATGTGTGGTATTTGTTCATACAATTGATCCCAGAACTTTGGATTATCTTTGTGCCAGTTATATGTTGCACCGTCGTTTTTTCCTTTGTTATCCCAACCCATTGTTTGCTTTAAATCTTTATTTTCAATAGTAGGATAAACATCCAACCAATCTTTAATCCATAAAGATGAATCATGTGGCGAACACATAATACATTTCAGATTACATTTAGATCCCATACGTAGATCTAAGTATCTAATTTTAGGAGGTATCCCACCATCTTCTGCTGTTTCACCTATAATTTCATCAATAGAATAAATGCTGGTCCATTTGTCTGTTTCCCATTGACGTTTACTTAAATGTCCTGCCGCTTCTTCTTTGTAGCACTTTAAACATGATGCAGGCATTTCGCCATTAAGCATCTGCTTACGAACATTTTTCATATAGTCGTTGTTCCAGGCTTCCATCAAATTTGAATTGTTTAAGTTTGCAGGTTTACCACTTTCAGTTTTTAATACACCTACTTGCCCGCCGTGTTTTTTGTCATTGGTTGCTCCAACTGAACTTGCATTCGCTGTACAGCATACTCGCATGTTACCGTCTGGTCTTGTTGATAAATGCATCCAAGGCAAAGCACAAAATGTTTTTGATGGTAAGTTTTTTTCACTCATTTTAAATATTTACCTTCCTATTGTGTAACAAAATTATCTTCAAATTGTGCTCCAAACGGATCAAATTCTGTACCGCATTTTACTGAACAAACTTTTAGTTTTCCGTCTCCGCCTGAACAAGATTTCTTTTTCCAACTTGATTTAATGTCATTAAAAAATTCACCGTCTAATACTTTTTTAAATCCGTGCTGTAGAACTGACATCTCGTCAAGACCACCTGCGTTGTCAATAAATTTCCAAATCTGATTTTGTCCTGGCTTTTCCCACCATTTGTACATTTGTCCTGCTACCCAGCAACATGGCATCAAATGTCCTGATGCACTAACATACACATTCATGTCTTTCAATACTTTACAATTAATTCTTGCTTGATTGTAGTATTCGTCCATAGAGCCGTATTTTTCTATTAATGGATCTACTTTTTTAAGAGCTTTGTTTACATACTTTTCGTTTGGCTTTGTTAATTTTTGTGTTTCTTTACCTTTGCGATTAACACCTTGATGTTCTTCTTTACCTTTTGCTTTCACGTTACTAAAAAATCTACCAGTTTTTTTACTCATAAATTTTTCAAAACCCATACGTTCTGATAATGCTTCTGCTTCTTCTACTTGATGTTGATTGTGTCCAAATATTAAGTAATCCCATCTTGCTCTACCACCAGCATCAATAAATGCCTGTGCTGAATCCATACATATATCCCAATTAACATTTTGTCTGTATAAATGATTAGTATCTTTTAATCCATCTAAACTAAAAATTACATGACCTTTTCTTCCTATTACTCGTGCAAGTTCTCTCCACCATTCAGATTTTTTAGCACCAGCATTGGTGTTCATGCTCAACCAAATATTTGGATTTTGACTACGTAGATATTCCATTACTTCTAATGAGTCTTTAGCCACTACAGGATCTCCAAGATTTCCGCACATAAACAAACTGTCTAATTGTTTTACAAATTCAGAAGGGAAAATTTTTTTGCAATCTTCTAAAGATAGTTCATCTAAAGTTATGTTAGGATTAATGTCACCACCGTTTATATTTCTGTCACATTGTAGGCAAGCGGCTTGGCATTTGGCCGTAATTTCTAAGTGAACTGTGCGTATATCTTCATATCTATACATATCATTTGATTCCAATAATCATATATCTTATGTATTTACCGAGAATTAGATGACCTCCATATAGGTGTGTTGTCATAGGTGCAATTGATTTAAAATGGTCAACATTATCTACGCAGTTAATATGTTCTGGTAATTCTTTATAATCGTTTGATTGTAAAATGCACAATTTTCCTTTAGGAATATTGTTCCACCATTCATTCCAATTTTCAATATGCTCACAACTTGTATTGATAATAGTGTTTGGAGAATCATGCAATTCTCTTTCTGTTCCATTTGATCTTAGAGTATTAAATGTATATTCATTAAAATTAATTTTGTGTATGTCTTGCGTTGTTGCTTTAAACTGCCAATCTTTCATAACCCATGGTTTATTAATTGACTCAGCAATTTGCCAACATGTTGGATCAATATCAAAACTTCTTATTTTATCTAAATGTATTTTTTTAGATTCAAACAGCATAGTTGCTAATGTACCATACCAACCTGCACATAAAAATACAGTGCCTAGATGCATACCAATTTTTTCAACTTCAGATACCAACCACTTTTTACTATGCAATTGTCCTCTTGCATACGCATCTTTAACATTAAGTCTTGGAAAACTTCTGATAGTTTTTGGTAATGTTGTTAATACCTCACTATCAACAAACAATCTCAATACATCAAAACTTTCACCTTTATTAATAATTGCTTTTCTAAGCATTTCCATTTTTGGATTATTTTCAATATATTCTAATACTCTAAATATTGCATGTACATTTTTTTCAAGTACTGCTTTTCTAAATTCATCATAATGCTCATTATCTAATTCATCAATAATTCTAAAAACTGAATGTAAATTAGATTCAATAATTGCTTTTCTAAATTCTTCAAATTTTTCTGGATTGTCAGATATAGATTGTGCCAGTCTAAATATTGATGACAAGTCTTCATCAATTACTGCACGTCTAAGATCTTTTAACTCATCAATATTGTCATACAATAATTCAAATCTATCTAATAACTCGTGCGTCTCTAGATGAGATTTGGATTTTGTTGAACTGTTGTCCAAGCCAGCCAAAGTCATTTATCTTACTCAATGCCTCCATATTATTTTTGTTTGTTTCACCATATTCTCTACCAGCAATGGCCCCTGCTATAGCATATTCGCCAAAGCCTCTTTCATTACCAACAGAGCACCATATATCTAATCTCTGCTCTGTTTCTGCATCTTTTTGTTTATCAATTACTTTTGATGCCAGTTTAGTGCATTCTCTAAATGCAGATTTAAATGTATTAAAAGGATCTGTGTTAAATGCTGTTGTGTTGCTTATAGTTGGCATGGCTTTAAATGCACCTTTTTTACCTTCTTTGTTTGCAACTGATGTTGTAAAATCAATTCTCCAATCTTTTGCATCACGCAAGGATTGTGTTGGAAACAATTTAACACCACCATATCCATACACTAAATCGTTAATAGGATTTCTACATCTCCATACATGTACACAGTGTTCATCCCATTTATCTGGTTTAAATGAAAAATCAAACTGATCTTCTAATTCTGCATCAGCATCAACTACATAAAAACTTTTTGTATATGCCAATTCTGCACAACGTTTGTGTGCTTCAAAAATTCCTTTTACTCCTTGCACTCTGCGAGCATAAGGAAATCTACTTACAAGTTTTTCCCATGTTTGATCAGCATAAGGTTCTTGGTAACTTAAATGAAATATATCTAGTGCCATATGTTTATTATACTTGTTTTATTTGAAATAATCAAGAGGAAATGAATAAATTCCTAATATTTCTATGTCTGGGTGTGCTAGTTTAATTAGAACAAATTGCTCATCTGTTACAGCAATAATATTATCTGCATGATTAGGAATATATGTTCTTGGTAAACTTTTGTCTTTTGCTAACCGATTGTGTTTAGTTTGGTCTGTATATCCAACTAAGGTGTACACTACCTTTTTTCAACAATTTTATCAATTAGACCAAATTCTAATGCTTGATCTGGATTCATGTAATTATCACGTTCCATTGCATCTTCAACTGTTTTAAGATCTTTGCCACAGTGTTTTACATACAAATCATTTAATCTTTTCTTTGTGTCTAAAATGTCTTTTGCATGAATTTCAATATCTGTTGCTTGTCCTTGGAATCCTGCTGATGGTTGGTGTATCATTATTTTTGAATTTGGTAATGATATCCTTTTGCCGGCTGTACCTGCCATTAATAATAATGATCCTGCACTTGCTGATAAGCCAATACTTACTGTTGAAATATCTGGTTGTACATATTGCATAGTATCATACATTGCCAATCCTGCTGTTACAGAACCGCCTGGCGAATTAATATACATGTAGATATCCTTATCTTTAGATTCAGATTCTAAAAACAATAACTGAGCACAAACCAAACTTGATGTTGCATCATTTATTGGACCAGTAATAAAAATAATTCTTTCTTTTAATAAACGTGAAAAAATATCATAACTTCTTTCACCTCTTGACGATTGTTCAACAACCATTGGTACTAGATTCATATTCATCTCCTTAGACATTAAATTCAACTCCTTGTGCTAATGGCAAGTCTGTTGAGTAATTTACCGTTACTGTGCTTCTACGCATGTATTGTTTCCATGCATCTGAACCACTTTCTCTTCCACCTCCAGTGTGTTTTTCACCACCAAAGGCGCCGCCAATTTCAGCCCCACTAGGACCAATATTAACATTTACAATACCACAATCAGATCCATTTGCTCCAATAAACAATTCTGCTTCTTGTAAATCTTTTGTAAAGATACAACTGCTTAAACCTTGTGGTACGTTATTGTTAATTGCTATTGCTTCTGCTAGTTCATCATATGGCATGATGTAAAGCAATGGTGCAAAAGTTTCTGTTTTTGTAATTTCTTCTGCTTTAGTTAATTCAACTATTGCTGGTGTTACATATACCCCATCACGTTCTAATTTTGTTCCGCCAGTAACAGTTCCAATACCTTGTTGCTCACATTGTGCCATTGTGTCTTTCATATTTTCATATGCTTGTTCACTAACCAAAGGTCCTACTAATGTGTTGCTGTCTAAAGGATCACCAACTGTAATTTTTGCGTAATATTTTTTAAGAATTTTTACCAACTGTTCGTGAATTGATCTATGCACAATAACTCTACGTAATGTTGTACATCTTTGACCTGCTGTACCTACTGCACTAAACAATATAGCTCTAATTGCCAACTTCATATCTGCATTTGGTGTAACTATCATTGCATTGTTGCCACCAAGTTCCATCAGCACTCTACCAAATCTTTCAGTAACTTGTTTACCTAATGTTTGCCCCATTGCTGTTGATCCTGTTAGTGAAACAAGATTAATATGTTTATCATTTGCTAACCATTCTGCAGGTTCGTTAGCACCTACAACAAGTTCTAATATGTTTTGTGCTTGGGGTATGCCAGAACGTTCAACTGCTTTTTTAAATATTGCCTCACAAGCATAAGATACCAAAGGTGTCTTAGGTGACGGCTTCCAAAGTGTTGTGTTACCACACACTGTTGCAATAGCAAAGTTCCAACTCCACACTGCTACAGGAAAGTTAAATGCTGAAACAACTCCAACTACTCCTAATGGATTCCACATCTCTTGCATACGGTGTCCTGGTCTTTCACTTGGCATTGTTAATCCGTATAACTGTCTTGATAATCCAACTGCGAAATCGCAGATATCTATCATTTCTTGTACTTCACCTAAACCTTCTTGAAATATTTTACCGTTTTCGATAGTAACTAATTTCCCAAGTTCGTTTTTGTGCTTACGAAGTTCTTCACCAAACAATCTAATTACTTCACCTCTTTGTGGTGCTGGAATTGTTCTCCATTCTATTTGTGCTTGTTTTAAATTTAGTACCTTTGCTTCATACTCTTGTTTAGTAGTATGTTTTACTGTGGCAATTTCAGTAGCATCGATTGGGGATACTACTGAGTTGCCATTTGGTACTGTATATAAGTTTTGATCTACGCCTATAGATTCTAATATTTGTTTTACATTCATAAATTAACTTTTAAAATATTTTTCAATAACTTCTATTTGATCATGATATTTTGCAATAACTTCTAATTCCTTTTCAATTGCTTCTAAAATATCAGGATGCTCACCTACGCCAGCCGCGTTTGATAGATAAACTTCAACGTTCATTGAATGTTTAGCAATGTGTCCTTTTGCGTGTTCTATTACTGCTTCTAACATATTTTCTCTACTATATAAACCTGCCATTGTTTTTCTCCTATGCAATAAATGGTTTTACCTATCACACCGGACATGTAGACCTTTAAAAGTGCCTACGCCAATATAATTATTATATACTATTTATTTGAAAAGTCAAGTTAAATTCCTAATGCTAATCTGGCCTCTTCACTCATCATATCTTGAGAAAAAGGTGGATCAAATGTTGTTTCAATAAAACAGGAATCAACTCCTTCAACATCCATAGCCGCATGTTTGATATCTGCTACAATTTGGTCTGCCGCTGGACAAAATGCTGATGTTAATGTATGTGTGATACAAGCCTTTGGTAGTTCTGATAGATCAATATTATATATCAATCCAAGATCATAAATGTTGATAGATATTTCAGGATCATACACTTCACGTAAGTTTTCAATAATTTTTTCTTTTGTTTGGTCTGGGGTCATACTGCTTCAACTGTATGTACTTCTGAGATGTAATGTTTTAACATATTTTCAATGCCCATTTTGAGAGTTGCTGTCGAGCTCGGACAGCCTGAACAAGCACCATACATTTCTAAATACACAGTTCCATTTTCAAAACTGTGAAAAATAATATCTCCGCCATCCATTGCTACTGCTGGTCTTACACGTTCATCAAGTAGTTGGACTATTTTTTTTGTGATTTTATCTGTACCTGCATCATCATTAATTGTTTCACAAGCAGGTTTTGTTTCTTCAACAATAAATGGTCCTTCACTGTGATATCTAATTGTTTCTGTAATATCGCTTTTGATATCTTCCCATTCTACTGTGTCGTCTTTACCTACTGTAATAAAGTCTGACCCAAAAAATACATCTTGTATTCCATTTATTTTAAACAGTGCGTATGCCACAGGAGCATCTGCAGATGGATTACCTTCAGGATCTTTTTTATAAAAAAGTGGTGTTTTGTTGCCTCTGACATCTACGTTAGGTAAGAATTTTAAAGCATTTGGATTTGGGGTTAATTCTGTTTGTATCATCATTTCCATATTATTTATTATAGTTGTTTTAATGTTTTTGTCAAGTATTATTTTAATTTTGATTCAAATTCTCTCAAACGTTTGTATACACTTGCAAGTTCAATAATAGTAGGCCATGCTTTTAATAGATATTGCATTGATCCTTCAACTCTTCCAAATGCTCTTATGATTTGTTGCATCACACCAAGTGTAACAACACCTGCTACAATGGCTGGTGCTAAAAATACATAAGCACTTAAAACGTTTGCTTGTAAATATGCCATACGTCCTACGTTAAAATACAAATAACGTACATAACTTTTAAAGTGAATACTACGAACATCTGCAAACAGTTCATCAATTTTTTTTGGTCTTACATTTCCATCGTCTTCTGCAATAACTAATATTTTTCTGTATGCCGCTTCTTGTTTTTGAAGATCATATTCTACACCAACTAGTCGTAATACCCAACCTAGTCCTATTAAAAATATTGTTCCACCAAGTGTCCAAACTAATGCACCTGTAATTAATCCATATTGCCAATCACCAAAAAAGAAAATTGGTATTCCAATTGATAATCCAAACAGTATAGGTATAAATTGTATTAATATCATTACTGCTTCAATTAGACTTGTGCCTAGTGATTCCATAATACGTGAAAATTTAACTGTGTCTTCTTGTACCCTTTGTGATGCACCTTCTATTTTTCGTGCTTTGTCATAAACACTGTGATACCACTCAACCATTGCTGTTCTCCAACGGAATAAAAAATGTGCTGTAAAGAAACTTATTAAAACATAAAGTCCAACATACATACCTGCTAAAGTAATAAAAGAAAGAAGGCTTGCAAAATACTCTTCGATTGTAATTGCATTTGGTTCTGCAAGTGCTTTTTGTATCATATCATAAAAAACACCAAACCATTCGTTAATTTTTACGTCAATTTCTACTTGGACCCACAATGAAGATAAAATAATTGCTGATCCGAGCCATGCCCACAATAACCACTTTCTGGTTGTAAAGAATCTAAACATACTAGGCTTTTTCTACTGTACAGTTCAATGGATGACCTTGCGATCTAGCCTGTGCTGTAGTTTCAATTGCTTTTTGTTCTGCAATTTCGTGTGTGAATGTTCCGGCAACACCTTTGCCTTCTTCGTGAATCTGCATCATTACTGCTTCAGCGTCTTTTGGAGATTTTCTAAAAATTGTTTTTAAAATTTCTGTAACAAAATCCATTGGTGTGTAATCATCATTCAACAAATACACATTAAACATACTAGGCTCATCTATTGTTGTCTTTGTACTTGTTGACGCTTGTACGTTTGCATTTCCTTGTTCTGTCATTTTTTATCCTTATTGTATTTTATCTATTATTATTGCATCTGGCATGATATAAGGAACATATTCTTGTCTATCTTCTCTATCGTTACCTTGATGAACTTCCATTTGCTCTTTACCTTGATCTTCTTTAATCAAATTAATTGGCATTGGTTGTCCTTTTCTCATTTCTTCCATTTTTGCAACTTGTTCATGCATTTCTCTATTGTATTGTATAACATAAACACGAGGTTGTCTACCATTAATTGTGTATGCTACAATATCTACCCAAGATTTTCCTTTTACATCCTTATTGTTGTCTATCAACCAAAGATATATTGCACCAGATCCTGGTTCTTTTATTTCTGGTTCTTCAACAAACGACCCAATCATTATATATTTTTCGTTGTTTGGCCAATCATGATATGGATATCCATACATTGTTTTTAATCCTATCCAAGCACTAAGAATTGAAAACAATACTAATGTAGTAAGTGTGGCTTTTAAATACCATTTTGTTGTTGATGATGATATAAATATCCAAAGAACTGTTGCACCAATCAACATTAATAATAAAACTAAAAATACGTGTCCTTGTATCATTCTATAATCCTCCCGGGCTCCATGCACCAGAGTTTGCATCTACTAATTTTCCAACTATTCCATAATTTAAAGTGTTGAAATTACTGACTGAGCCATCTTCATTTACTGTAAACCTTACCACTGTTGTCTCTACACCTTTTCTATCTAAATTTACTTCTCTTGCATACACAACATTATATGGATTTATTTTTTCAACTTGTACTTGAATTGGTAAAGGCACATAGTTCTTTTCACCCATTTGCTCTACAGCAATTTTTTTGTTGTACCAATGCACATTAACAATGTATTCGCCAGGTACTATACCTCTTATAGTAACCATTTCTTCATTTCTAAAGACAGTAATTATTTCTCCTTTTGGACCGTACACTGTATCATTTGATGTTCCTAAATCATCTCTACTAAGACTCATTAATCCAACGTCTTTTGATTTAAATCCTACGTAATTTCCCAAAGGATCTCTCATCCATAAGTCAACATCAGACGGTGAATCTGATGGCCAATTAATTTTTACAATAAATTCTGCAACCACTTCAACATTTGATTTTTTTGCTACTGGGTTGATTAATATAAATGCCATAACAAACAAAAATACAAAGCCAACAAGTGTATTGAATAATAGATCTATGAATGCTACCTGTGAACCGTAACTACGATGACGATTGGTTGCCATTTTAGTTACCTTTCTGCTCTACAACTCGCTCAACTAATTTTTCTGCTTGTAATGTTCTATAACGTTCTAGATCTTGATCTAATCTAAAGTATTGAACTTTAAGAATTGTACTTGTAATCAAACCTGTTAGGGTTGTATATAATGCTGTTGACATGCCAACTGCCATACTTGCTAATGCAGTTTGTACCGATGAAACGTTTGCAATATTAATTCCTGTAAAAGCACCTGCCAACATGAGAATAAACCCTGCTACTGTTCCTATCAAACCAAGTGTTAGTAGTACATCTGATGCAAACCAACCTGGTTCGTGTCTTGTATCTAAATTTTCTAATTTGTGTAACTCGCCATTTGCAAGTTGGCTTAATTTCCAACTTTCATACCCACAATGTAATGTCATTGAATAAAATATAAAAAGAATAAAAAATGATAATTTAGTTTTGTCGTTTGTCCATAAATCTTCGTGTACACCAAAACCTACTAAAACAACTGTCAATGCTATAATAAGTGTAAAGAACCACCACCATTTAAGAAATATACTGTGTTTAGTTAATGATTTAATTGCCATGAGCCTCTTTTCCTAATACTACAATTATTTATCGTATTAAGAGAAACCCCGGCTGTGTTTACCGGGGTTCCGCATAAAGTAGTGTGTTAATTAAGATTACTTAATATCAATAGTTTTTGGCTTTTTGTTCTCTGGAATAATTCTTTCCATAGATACTCTAAGCAAACCATCTTTAAGTTCAGCACCTTTTATTTCTACATCATCTGCAATCGTAAATGCTTTTGTAAATTGTCTTTTAGAGATTCCTTTGTGGATAACTCCGTCTGTAGACTCTTTATCTTCATCAGATTTTACAGATTTAATAGTAAGTGTATTTTCAGCATACTCTACATTGATGTCTTTTTTGCTAAAACCAGCAAGTGCGACTTCAATATCGTAGGTATTATCACCTGTTCTTACAATATTGTAAGGTGGGTAATTTACTGTGGGTGCTGTGAAAACGTCACCTTCAAACATTCTTTCAAAATGGTCAAAAACGTCATCAAACCCAATAGTTACAGGACGTAACTGATTAAAAATAGATAGATTTCTTGTCATAATAACTCCTCCTTTAAAGCAAGTTGTTTTAATGTAGATCCTATCAAAGCAATCTACATGTGTATTTATACAGTTTTTTACTGTATGTATATTATATAAGCATGAATTTTAAAAAGTCAAGAGTCTAAGAGGATTTTTTTTCTATTTTATCTGAAAAAAGTTCAATATGTTGTCCTGGACCTGTTTTGCTTGGCAAATCACCATATGTTTCTGCATATTTTTTTATCACTTCTATGTAGAATACAGTAGAATTATGATGACATTTTTTATTAATTTCTGATAGTCCATTGTTTGTACCATCAATGTGTGTTGCTAGAGCTCTTGCGGCTTCTTTTTGTAGTGTACGTAAATCTAATGTTTCTAATTCTATCATATTATTTCTTTCTGGCGGGAGTGAAGGGACTCGAACCCTCGGCCTTCCGCGTGACAGGCGGACGCTCTAACCAACTGAGCTACACCCCCAATGGTGGGTAATACAGGACTCGAACCTATGACCCTCTCGGTGTAAACGAGATGCTCTACCAACTGAGCTAATCACCCTTGATGTCAATTTCTGTTAATCCTCGTTCTCTATTTAAATACTTATATTCAACCTTGGTAGGATCAAATTGTTTAATTTCTTCAAATATTATATCTGTAGGTAAATCACCACAAGTATAGACATCAAGTTGTAATAACCCAGGATCTGTTTCATCCCAACAATGCAATGCTATGTGAGAAGTTTCAATAATTACTAAACCAGTTAAGCCCCTGTTACCTGGCATATCTAAATATGTTGTAATAGGACCTTGACATATTTGCATACCAATTTTAGATACTAAATCTGTTAACCAAGTGTGAGCCCACTTCTGATTAGTAGGTGGCTTATTAACTTCGGCTCTTACTATTAGATGTTTGTGTTGTACCGTCATTTTTAAATACTGGGATTGGTTCCATTTTATGTAAATTCATACTTCTTATTTGACGATATTTATTCAACAACTCCACGTCACTGCCTATTGCAATAGCACCTTTTTCATCTAGTTCCATTGCTCGTTCCATTTGATCATACGTAAGACCTCCAAGTTGGTCTTTGTCTGTTCTTCCATCTTCCCACAAACCATCTGTTGGTGGTGCATCAATAATTTCTTGCATAATTCCTAAGTCTTTTCCTAATTGCCAAACTTCTGATTTCATTAAGTCTGCTAATGGAGATATATCAACACCGCCATCTCCATATTTTGTGTAAAAACCTACGCCAAAGTCTTCTACTTTATTACCTGTACCTACAACAATTCCTTGTTTAGCACCTGATATATGATGTAGTGTCATCATTCTAAGTCTTGCTTTTGTATTTGCAAATGCATGTTCACTGCCGTAATCATTAAATGTATCTAACCAAAATCGTTCATACGTTCTGTTCAAATCAATTACTTCATGTGTCACATTATTGAACTTTTGTTCTAACCAGGATCCATGTTCCATACTTAAATCATGTTGTGATTCGATTTGATTTATTGGCATAGAAACTGCAATAGTTTTCATTCTAGTCATAGCACACAATGTACTAACCACTGACGAATCAATACCGCCTGAAATTCCTACAACTAATGTTTTACGATTATTTTCGTTAGCATATCTTTTTATCCATTTAGAAATTTTGTCTTGCAACATAAAGGATTAACTCCTTCTTGATTTTTTCTTTGGAGAGATACCAAACTCAGCCGCTTCTGCTTCTTTTCTCAATTTATGAGCTCTTCTTACTGCACGTTTTTTATCTTCACGTTTTACAAAAGACGGTTTCATGTAATATCTTCTATCACGAAGCTCTTGCATAACACCTTCTTTTAACAACATTTTTTTAAGTTTACGCATGGCTTTTTCAACGTTGTTATCAACAACTGCAACTGCCATTCCTGGTAACTTAGGTGGACGTGGTCTTTTTTCTTTATTGTCTCTACCGTCTTTTTTGTTATAGCCTATGTCAAAAGACTTAACATCATATTTTTGTCTAGGTTTTCCTGTTTTCATATTCATAATACTCTTATATTAACATCTTTATAATATTTGTCAACTCTTTTTTGCATCTGCGTCTTTACAAATGACTGCTATAATTCTGTTTCCGGCTTGTTTTGGTGGTGAATCATATTTGGTTTGCTCTAATTTTTTAACCATCATATTAATTTGATCAATAAACATTTTGCCGTTAGGTATTTCCCTACCTCGCAACCTCATAACTATTTTTACTTTATCGCCATCATCAATAAATTCTTGTGCTTTTTTAAGTTTCACATTTAAATCATGCACATCAATATTTGGCCTAAATTGTAATTCACGCAATTCGACTCTGTTTTGTCTTTCAAGTTTTTTCTTCTGTTTGTCTTTTTTTTGTTTTTCGTAATTCCATTTACCAAAATCTTGTATTTTACACACAGGCGGATTTGCTTTTACAGTTGTACAAATTAAATCTAATCCAAATTCCTTGGCTTTAGAAAGTGCAGTTTTACTATCAACTATTCCTATAAATGCTCCATTAGGATCAATTAACCTAATTTTAGGAAAAGTAATTGCTGTGTTTAATAGCACACTTGGTTGAGAAAACTTATTGCGAAATGGTTTTTTCACTATGCTCCGTTTTTCTCTTCTTTAGTTCTATACATTAACATTGGTTGTGTTTCTTCTGTAATCACTTTGTCGTTGATAATAATTTTTTCAACATCTTGTGATTTTAATGTTGGTAATTCATATTGTAGTTGTAACAATATTTTTTCAAGTACAGAACGTAATCCTCTAGCACCAATTTCTTTTTCAAGTGCTAGTTTGGCTACACAGTCAATTGCTTCTTTGGTAAATTCTAATTTAACACCATCTAACTTAAACATTTTTTCAAACTGTTTTAGTACAGCATTTTTTGGTTTGATTAAAACTTTCTTCAGATCATCATGTGTTAGATTATGACAAGCAACCACTACAGGTAACCTACCTACCATTTCAGGTATTAATCCAAATTTAACAACATCATCTGGCTGTACTTTTGTAAGTATTTGATCTGTTTGTTCTTGTGATTCAAAGTTAGACATGAACCCCATAGACGTGTTTACGTTTAACCTACGTTTAACAATTTCATCTAAACCAACAAATGCTCCGCCACACACAAACAATATATTTTTTGTATCAACTTCAATCATTTCTTGTTGTGGATGTTTTCTTCCACCTGCGGGTGGAACTCTTACTATTGTACCTTCAAGTAATTTTAACAGTGCTTGTTGTACACCTTCACCTGATACATCTCTTGTGATTGATGTGTTTTCTGACTTACGTGATTTTTTGTCAACTTCATCTATATACACAATACCTCGTTGGGCACGATCAACGTCAAAATCACAACTTTGTAACAGTCTTAAAATAATGTTTTCAACATCGTCGCCAACATAACCACTTTCAGTTAATGTTGTGGCATCTGCTTGAGCAAATGGTACGTCTAAATAATCTGCAATTTTTTGTGCCAATAATGTTTTACCACAACCACTTGGGCCAACTAATAATACATTTGATTTTTCTAATTCAACTCCATCAACAACAGGATTATTTAATCTTTTATAATGGTTATAAACAGCAACCGATAAAACTTTTTTTGCTTGGCTTTGTCCAATGACATGCCCGTCTAGATGTTTTTTTAATTCATCTGGAACAATTGTTTTTAATTCTTCACTTTGTGTACTGTTCTCTGCTTTTTGTAAATCATTTTCTTCTAATATAGAGTGACACAATTCTACACATTCGTTACATATATATACTTTAGGTCCTGCAATAAGTTTTCTTACTTTTGCTCTTTCCTTGCCACAGAATGAACAACAATAAGCATCATCTTTTTTCTTTACCATTTAATCCTTCTTGTCTATTTTACCAACATAAGGTTTAATCCAACCAACTGATTTTGGTTTATCTTTTGATTGTTTTAAACTGTCGGCTTTCATTGTTTTATTTATAATAACACGATTTGCGTCAATGTCAATCTCTTTTTTGATTTCTTTTAGATTAACATTAACATCTTCTCGAAACTTCATTATTACTTCTGGCCTACCAAGAAGTTGATTAACTTCAACTTGTTGTTTAGGTTTGATTTCAATTTCTTCAACTTTTATTTGATTGTTTTTAGGTTGTTCTTGCTTTGGAAGTTTAACTTTATCTTGAATGGATAAATTTATGCTATCCTTTGTCGTCAGTCTTTTTTTTTCTTAACTTGATCGCCTGGTTTAACATTAATTGTTTCATCAATATTGATTACTGTTTTGTTTGGTTTTTCTTCTAAACTTTTTTGATAATCTAATTGCTCTTGAAGTTCTTCTTTTGTTTCTGAAAGTTTTTCACGAAACTCATTTAATTCTTTTTCATGTCTTTTTTTTAGATCTTTAACTTCATTCTGTTTTTGATCTGGACCACTATATTTTTTAACTAAATCAGGATCATACTGTTTTTCAAATCCTCTTCCAAAACGTCTAATAAGTGACATGTTGGCCGCAATTAAAAGCAAGACAGCAAGTGGATCAAACACAACTATAATGATAATAATTACCCAACGCACTGCCGCTTCTAATAAGTTTTGATTTGCTTCTTGACCATATACAAATTCTGCAATGTATTTTAATGGACCAACTTCAACTTCCAACTGTGCTTGTTTACTCATCAACACAATTTTATCTTCGTTAACTTGATCAATTTTATCTTGTTCTGCTTCAATTTGGTCTTCTAGTGCAATAATTTTACCTTCTATATCACCTGTCTTTGTGTTTGCTTGACTTTTGTAATTATTAATAATTTTTTCAATACTTGTAATTTGGTCTACATATTTGGCATCAACACCAGCAAGATCTTCTTTTAATTTATTTTGTATTTTAACTATAAGTTTTTGTGCCGCTGATGCTACTGATAGTTCATTTGCTGTTGCTTTTGCTATTGCTTCATCTAAACCTTTTTTGCTAAATGCACCTTTAAAACGTTCTTGTGCCGCGGCTATGTCAGCCTCTTTACGTTCTTGTGCTTGTTTTAATCTGTTGTTTTGTAGTTCAATATCTTTGTCTGCTTGATCTCTTAATGCTTGTTTTTCAACATCGATACGTGCATACAGTTTGTCTAGCTCTACTTGTTCTTTGTCAATTAATATATCAACTCTAACATCTTCACCAGAGACAAGTCTTTCAATATCAGATGACCAACGATCTATTCTGTTTTCAGAACGTAATAACTTTTCTTCAATGGTTGCTAATTTTTCTGTGCCAATTGTACCTAGTGATGTTTGCTCAACGTGTGCTTTTGATAAGAAACCAAATATACCCATTGACGTAATAAACATCAATACCACAACTGCTATCGATAGATATGCTTTTATAAACTTTGGTGCTACTTTCCAGTTTTGGTACAACCATGAGGCTGTCACAAGTTTTCCAACTTCTAATACAGATCCCATCACCATGATTGGTATGGCCGCACCTGCAAAGATAGCCGCCAAGCCTAGTATGGAGTAGTATATTGCAACTGCCGAAATACTCAAAGCAGTCAATAATGTTAATATTGCCATAAACATAACAATATTATTTATGTAAAAAAACGGTGGTTTTATTCAATGCTGTAGATTGCACTGTTGGCTCCATGCTCTGCACATTCAACACTTACAACATAACAACGATTGTCTGTTGCTTCTCTTATAAGCCCATCTGCATATTCAAAGGCATGTTGAGCAAACTTTTCTGCACCAACACCATCAAATAATCTAACTTCTGCAAGGTCTTTGTCTTGCAGTTCCATGAACGTTGATAAGTGTGGATCATTTTTGTCTAAACAAAGTTTGTGATCAAAATGATCTTCAAGCCATTTTTTCAAAGGTTTTAGTCCACCAAAGTCAACTGCCCAATTTTTATTATCAAGATCTGTACATCCAAAAGTAAATTTAAATGCTAAACTATATCCATGTAATAAGTGACAGTGAGAATGGTCTGCGTTAGGTTGTCTGAACACTGCTGATAAGCCAATGTTGTGTCCGTATGTTTTTGTACTATAATGTTTTGCCATAATGGCCTCCTATTTCTAACGGCAGAGTGTTTAGTGAGGGTTGACGTTTAGTCCTCAAATGCAAAATGCGTTGTAGCATATTGTTATAATACACTAAACAACGCATCTTGTCAAGAAGATTACTTATGTGGGTCAAAATCTTTAGTTATTTTAGATTCTTTACCCTTAAAGTAGTGTTTTGATGGTTCGTAGGATAACCACCTTTTAAAACTCTTCACCTGATCCGACTGGTCGGCTGGTTCTCGCAATGATCTTCGCTGTTTACTAAACACAGCACCGAACATTAAGATCCCGTCGCCCATGGATCTAAATATCTTTTCCATAGACTGTCTCCAAATTATTGTTAATGGGATCGCTTACCGTCTTTTGATGTGATCTGAGGCGTTGGGCTTTCTACCAAATGTACTTATATTTTTTTCTCAAAAGAAGCCTATAATAGGCTGGTTTCTTAAAGATAAAATCTGTTGTACAATGAACGGAAACTTCCTCCGTTAAATTGACGTCTATCTAACTCACGTTGACGTCTTTCTAAGTCAGCGAGATCATTTGCTTTTGACAAATATACTTCTTCCTGTGTCATTGATAGTTTACGTAACCAATTTTTTACTGCTTTAATCATTTAACTTTTTTTCCTCTTTTCAACATTTGGTAAGCATACAGTGGGTCGTTTCTAAATTCTGTTACTGCATACTGCCACAATGGGTCTGCTGTGTTACTGTGCATTGGAGCACTTGTTAGGCTACTCCAAAGTTCTTTTAAATATTTCATTACCTGTTCTTTCTCTTACTGATCCAATCGATCTCTTCTTCTGTATAAGGCCACATTGCCTATTCTCCTCTGTCATTAATGATAGATTATATGATATGTGTGGTATCACTACCAAACATATTTATAGTTAATATAACACAAAAAATAGGATTTACAACTGTTTTTAACGCAAAGCAGATATGCGATTTTGCTATAGCAAGTTGCTTGTTACTATGCAGTTTTGTTATGTCTACTCTTTTATAGATATACTCATAGAACGACACGATCCTTCTACCTGAGCCATTGCTTGTTCTATAGTAAAAGCATTCATGTCTTCCATTTTTTCTTCTGCAATTTTTTTAATTTGTTCTCTAGTAATATACTTAATTGTTCCTCGACCAGGTGTTTTACCACCTTTTTTAAGACCAACTGCTTTTAGTATAAAATAGGTAACGGGTGGTTTTTTAAGAACAAATGTAAAGCTCTTGTCTTTATAAACTGTGATTAGGCAGGGTATAGGTCCTTCTAGGGCTTTTGTCTTGTCATTAAAGCTCTTACAAAAGTCCATGATGTTAACACCACGTTGGCCAAGAGCTGGTCCAACTGGTGGGGCTGGTTTAGCCTGTCCTGCCTCTATGATTAACTTTAGAGTACCAGTTACTTCTTTCGCCATAAACCTCCAAGGTTATGTATTATGCTGATTCAGTATTTGATTCAGCAGGTTGTTCGTCACTAGTTGCTTCAGCAATTACTTTTAATTGTGTTGCAACAGGCTTACCTTTGTGTTCAGCAACAACAAATTCCATTGCTTGACCTTGATCTACTTTCGTAATGTTTGCTTCTTTAAATGCAGAAACATGTACGAAAACATCGTTACCGCCTTCATCTGGTACTATGAATCCAAAACCTTTTGCCGCATTGTACCATTTTAATTTACCTGTACTCATCTGTACTCCTTATTATAGTATACTCTGTAAGCACCGTTTGTAGGCAGTAGCTCACAATTTTTTAAACTGTCGTTGGCTTCAACCCACAGTTCAAATTCTTCTTTGATCTTACCTTGTCCTGTAATAACAGTAACATACTTAAGACCTTGATGCTTGTTTTCGTGTACAAACTTTGTGAACACTCTCCAAGCGTCTTGTACATAATAACCGTGTAAATCTATTCTCGCCATTATATACTAACTTTATTTATAGCAACCTATATTTTTCCAGCCTCTAACAACCGTTTACGGTTCTTTAAATGCTGTTCTTCTATATCTTCTTTGCTTTGTCCATTATATAATACTGCATAGTGTTCGTCAACCATTATTTTATTAATAGTTGAATCTTTCCAAACTAGCTCTGCTAGGATTCGGCCAAACTTACCAGTTGCGTCTTTGTATGTTCTTAATGTTGCCATACTGCCTACAGGATAATGATCTTTTAGATATTGTTTTGATAATAGGCCAAAACGTTTTTCTTCTTTATCTCTGGTTCTTGATTCTGGAGTATCTATGCCTAATAATCTTAGACGTTCTTTGTGTCTCCAAATTCCAAAACCAAGATCAATATCAACATCAACAGTATCACCGTCAATCACTCTTAGTATTTTACATTTATATTCGTGCATGTGTTTTTATATTTCCTATCGTTTCCTTTATTTCTTCATTTTTAGGATCAAATGTATTTATTTGAGCTACAACATAATATACTGTTTGCTCACTTAAATTCCTTGCTGTAAAATAGTTACCAGAATCTAGCAATAATGCTTTGCCAGGTTGACAAGGTATTTTACCTATATAGTCTTTATCTTTTAATTTAGTTTTATCCATTGGATTAGGATTAAACATAGCCACATTGTAATATTGTGGCTTATCAAACATAAATTTAACTACGTTAAAATTGTGTTTATCAGTTTCTTTGTTTTTGTGAAGTTCTATGTAACCTTGAGTTTCTAATGCCATAATTTCTATTTTTTGATTTGGCCCTACGTTACATTTAGTTGAAAATATTTCTTTAAACCAAGTTGTCATTGCAAAACAGTTTTCAGTTACTGTTTGATTCCATTCACCGTCATACAATGTGAGACTTTTCCAACCTTGACTGTATTCATTTTTATGAACATTAAAAAAGTTAAGAGTTTCTAAATTTTTTATTTCTTTTTCCCAAGTTTGCCAACTGTATCCAATATCTAATTCTATCCAAGGTAAATTTTTAATTGGCATTTCATCGTTTTCAGATTCAATAACTTTTTGTATCTTGTAGTGCTCTCTATTTATTAAAGGAAGAGTCCAGACACCATTGCCTAAATAATCAGGTATAAACATTTTATTTTATGTGTTTTGTAATTCAGAAGTAGTTTCAATATCAGATATTTTATCTTTTAACCAAAGTTTATGTTTTTTCATTACTATAAGTCTGTTGTCATCTACTTGATTTGTGTCTAACATTTTTTCAATTGCTGTGTGCAATTTTGCATGTTGTTGTTTTAACTTTTCCAATTCTGGATTAGACATGGTTATTTTAAATCCTTGTCTTCTTTTTCGTTAACAGTTAAAATAACTTTGGCGCCATTGTTTTCAGATAATTCATAAACTAACTCGCCTGTTGCTTCACCGTTTCCAAGTTCTCCAGTATCATATAGATATTGTGCAAACGCATCTACCACTTGTTGATTTGTTAGTTCAAACGTTTTTTTATTTTTATTTTTTGCCATTTTAAATATCCTACTAGTTGTTATTTATCAATTACAAATAATTTCTTACTTGGATTAATCTCAACAACATTTTTGTGTCCTCATTAATATATAATGTTTGTAGTTTTTCAGCATATCGACATTTGTCCATATACTCTTTGTACTCAATGTTTTTATCTTCTGTTGTGTGTAACCATTCTTCTTTAAACTGACTGTAGGTTGTATCCACATCTTTCCATGCATCTGTACGTTGTGTTCTTAAATCAGCCCACCAGTTATATAGTATTTTAATTTCTTGTAATGCAGATTGATAATGAGGCTCTTTGGCTTTTTGTGAGTGTAGCCATTCAATACCTTGTAGACCTTTTTCTTTGTTTTTGTAAGATGTATCTTGTGTGCCTGTGTATATCTGTGCAATATAATATTCAACAAAATTTTGTAAATGAGTAAAACTGTCGTATAGTATTTGATCACCAGTAGAAATTGGTTCAGACTTATCCGGAACTGTGTGAAACCACTGGCGAAGAATATTTACTATTGACATAACTTATTGTAGCATAAAAACAGATTTAAATCAATCGTCTTTTTTGACCAAAGTAAATTGTTCTGCTATATTGCCTTGGAATTGATAAGATCCATAATGATCTAAATTTATAGAAGGATCCATCCAAATTTCTCCACCCATTTTTTGCCAACGTCTACAAAATGTATAATCTTCTGAAAGATAACGTCTTGTTTCTGGTTCAATCATTGTGTCAAACAATGCATAAAAATATGGATTCAATACTGGGTCTGTATTGAGATCATTGTTGTATCTTGTTTCAGGATATTCGTTAATCATTTTATCAATAACTTCTCTCTTGATCATCATAAATCCTGTACCTGCATCTAACACAGGAATTAATCCTTGAACTAGCGGAATTTCTTGAGAATCAGTATGCTCACGTTTTATATTCAAAGCATACGATGCCTGAAACTTTGCAAGTTCAAATGGATCAGTTGGTTTTTGATTTGTTGCTACTCCATGCACTGCTGGCCAATTAATTGATTTTTTAGGATATGCTCCAGTGACAATTTCTTTGTTTCTGTGCAATAACTTAATGATATCTTGAGGATCAAATCCAACATCAGCATCAATAAACATTAAATGTGTAAACTGTGGATCTTTTAAAAACATTGCTGTAAGAGTATTACGAGCTCTTGTAACTAGACTTTCATTTGATAGTGTTGCTAGTGTAAAATTTAGTCCATAGTGTTTAAAAAGAATTGCAAGACCTGTCATTGCTTTTAAAAATGGTTCACCAACCATACCACCGTAACACGGTGTTGCAACCATAACGTGAGCTTTTCTTAACTCCTCTATGTCAACGTCAATACGTGTATTCATGTTTTGACTCAGTGGTTGGTTTAATTTTGTTTTATCTTTTTTACTCATTTATTAATCTCCTGTTCCAGGGTTTTCAGAAAGAAGATCTCTTTTGGATTTTTGGTCTGGCATTTTATCTGGACCATATTCTTCTGCTTCTGGTAACGCATCTTTCTTTTTTGTTATATTTGGCCATGTCTTACTGTACTCAGTATTTATGTGTATCCAATAGTCTAATTCACTTTTTGCAATATTTGGATCTGTATCTGCCACAATTGCATCAACAGGACACTCTGGTTCGCATACACCACAGTCTATACATTCATCTGGATTGATTGCTAAAAAGTTTTCACCTTCGTAAAAACAATCAACTGGACAAACTTCAACACAGTCTGTATGTTTACATTTTATACACTCATCTTTTACTATGTACGTCATACTGATATACTACTATAGATTATTAAAAAAGTCAAGGATTTAACTAATAATTTGATCCCACTGTGGTCTTGGCTTGTCAGGATGTTTATGTTCATTTGATTCTGTTTCATTTGCAAAACCAAATCCTACCATTACTACAGGTGAACCTTTTATGTCTAAATATTCTTTTAAACAATCATTGTCAAAACAACCACAAAAACCACTTTGTACTCCAAGTGACTCTGCTGTTATAATTGAATTCCAGCAAGACAATCCAACATCTAAATAATCATTATCAATTGGATCACCATCGTCAAAATACCAAACAAATAGTAAAGGTGCAAGTGTTTGCCCATTTATTTGTGTTCTCAATATTTTTTGGTCTCTCCAACTATGTGCTTCACTAACTGATCTTGGTGATCTTGAAACCATTAAATCAGTGTTGTCATCACTGTAGTGAACTTCTTTATCAGACACTGTACAAACATATTCATACAAACCTAATTTAGCACGTCTGTGTTCTAAACTTTGTCCTAGTATTTTAACTTTAAAGTTGTATCTATTATTACAAGATGGTGTTTGTGCTACTGATTTTTTTATCAGCTCTGTAATATGTTCTGGTATAGGATTGCCGTCAAAATATTTAACTGTAGTTCTGTTTTCTAGTATTTTTTCTAATTGTTCTAACATGCAAATATTTATGTATTAAGTGTTGCTATTATATACTTTTATATCTGGCGGAGAGAGTGAGATTCGAACTCACGAAAGAGTTGCCCCTTTGCCGGTTTTCAAGACCGGTGCTTTCAACCGCTCAGCCATCTCTCCGTATAATAATACTTATGTCATCATAGGTTGTGATAACTTGTCTAGTACTTCTTCCTTAAACAGTTTACAACCTTTGGCAACATTTTTTTCCCATTCATTTGATGCGTTGTCATCTGCTGAATCAGAAATATATTTGTAACATAAAAATTCAACGTTGTGTTTTTTACAAATTTTTGCTATGGCGTATGCTTCCATATCTACAATATCACAATCTATTTTTGGCTTTGATGTAGCAAATGTATCTCCTGTACCACAAACAACTTCTGGTGTACCTAACATAATATCTTTTTCAAAAGGTGTTTGTCCTAATTTAAAACCTTGAGGTGTTGCATCCATATCTCTATCAACAAAACCAGTTACTTGAACTAATCCATTAATTTCTTTTTTTAAAGTGCCCGCGGTACCATAATTAATGATTAACTTTGGTTTGTAATCTTTTATTATTTGTTCTGTTGTTGCGGCCGCATTTACTTTTCCAACGCCTGTGAAAAAAACTTCTGTATTATACAGTCCATCTACTTCTTGGGGTAAAGCACAAAGTATTTTTACGTTATTCATGTTATGAGAATTTTTTAATTGTCTGTAATAATCCGTATCCAGCAATACCGGCTGTGAGTAAATGTCTTAAACATGGATCACTTAATAAACTTTCAATTAATCCAGAAAGAGCCGCATTTGTAACTCTTTGTACTGCTCCGGCAAGTTTCGCTAAATCTTCTAAAATCATTCTTGCTAACTGAGTTATGTATCCAATTATTCCAGCAATTAAATTTAATAACCCAAGTGCTGAACTAAGGAAATTTAATATTTGGTTTAGTATTGCTCCGCCTTTAGATAATGCTCCAAACAACTCATCAAGAAAAGCACAAGGTCCTGTGCCAACTGCGGCCGCGGCACCTAAGGCTGTGTTTATTGCATTTATACTTTGTCCAATTGACAACATTTGTCCAATTGGTTGAGGACGATGACCATTTGGTAAAGAGTAAGTTGATCCGCCTTGTACTCCTCCTATAAACGAAAATGGATTTGCTTGTCCATAGTCTGTTTGGTTAACACCACTTTGTATATTTGTGTGCATGTTAAAATCATTTAATATGCCATTAACAGATTGTAAACTAAAAATTTCAGCATCCGTCATTGGACGGCCAAGTTCTGTAACTGTTGCTCTTGTTGAGAAACTTGAACTGTCCCAACCAAATGGTAAACTGTTTAGTCCATTCCATCCTGATCCACCATTGCCATTATACAAACTAGAGTGAATCTGAGACATTTTTTCTGTGTGTGGATTTTTAAATGCGGCCATAGTTTTAATATCGTTACCCCACAAATCTTTGGTATCAGTAACATCGAACAAACCATTCTGTAAACTTTCTTTTGCAATTGGGCCAAGGCTTTGACTAATTGCTGTGCCTTCAAAGTCTTTAAAAAGTCCTTGATCTTCTCCTGTTAATATTGTTTGTACCATAACTTATCCTAATTAATTTGCAATCACATTTGGTGATCCTGCATTAACTTGTATGCCGCACGAGTAAGAATCTCCAACTCTGCCAACTGGTTGAAAGTTTGCATAGACATTTGGTGATCCTGATGTAAGTGCTGTAGAGTGTGGCACACAAAGGATATAACCATGTGGAGTATTTGTATCACCAACTCTGTGTACTGGTATGTTGTTTGCTATCACATTAGGTGATCCAGTTGAACACGATCCTGCTGGGCATGGTGCATGATTCGTATCAGCATCTCCAATTCTTGCTACCTGTGGCATTTTGCTTCTCCTATTATAATAGTATTTATTACGTAACTAATGACGGTGTACTAGGAGTAACTAATTTAGAAGTACTTTGTGTATAAGCATCTTTGGCTTGTTTATTAGCCAAAACTGCTGTAATTATAGTACTTTTTAAAAACTCAAAGGTTGCTTCAGGATCAGCCATAATTACGTATGCTGTCATTCCAACACCTTGTTGAGTCATTGCAAGTGCTAGTGGCTTAGATACTTTATAAGAAGTGTCTGTTTCTTCTATCAATTTACCAATTACTTCATCGCTACCTACAGTACGAAATACCACAATATCATCTTTTTTTAGTTTTTGTATTAACATGTTTACTTTCCTTTTCCTGTTTTGTTCAAATATGGAACAAAAACATCATCAACCAGCATTTTCCAATAATTGCTGTTCAAATGCATTCCATCTGCTAAAAATCCTACTTCTGGATGTTTTTTATAATTGTTAATGGCATACTCACACAATGATTGATTGTTGATTATTTCATTAACATACTCAATATTATAGCGTCTAAATAACGCTGTGTCAAATTCAAAACTATTTACTTCTTGAATATCTGATCTATCAAAGGCAAAATTAAAATTAAACCAAGCATGATCGATATTGTTGTTTTTTAGATAACCAGATATCAAAACAACCTGAGCAAAAATAAAGTCCGTATAATATTGTTTATTTCTAACCAGTTCTATTTTTGTCATTTCTTTTATTGTTTTTGGATCAAGTTCTGCACTTTTTGTTACTTGTAAGTTGTTGAATTTTTCAAAAGATTTTGGATCTAATCCTGCTTCAGCATGACTAAGATGATATAGATATTTTTTAAGGTATTGTTTATCATTCCAGTGTTTGTCAGTATAAACGTGTTGATGTGCCAATTCAGGAAATACCTCAAGTGCAATATCTACTCTACTATAGGATGGAATTTCTAAAAGAAGTAAATTTGGTTTTAGATCATTGACTATTGATAATACTCTTAATGGATAAGTATCTTTCCCATACCCACTTAATCCTCTATTAAAATCATCATATCCTATCTTATCTGAAAGTGCGTGAGTCCAAGTTTTTTGTTTGCCCCAATCAATATAATATTTTAATTTATTTACTGTTCTACCATTTTTAAAAAAATGAGTATTATCTCTGTCAGATGCATCTGATTGTGCGTGTTTTTCTTCAACGTGGCTTGTTCCAACTACTACAAGTTTTTTTTTATGTAATTGCCATTCCATGATAAATCATGTTATAGTTCAAAGTTTTCAAATGTTTTGTCGTCAACGTCTTGTTTTAGTCCGCCAATTACATAACTTTCAACTTCTGTTTCTTGTGGAGCAACCTGTAGTCCAGCACTCGATAACCAGTGTGCTGTCCATGGTAACGGATTTGCGTTAGCAGGTTGATCATAAATTGGATCATATCCAATTGCTTTTAATCTTTTGTTTGCAATCCACTCTACATAATCGCCTAACAATTTTTCATTAAGTCCAATGATAGAACCATCTTTAAATAAATGTTTTGCCCATGCTTTTTCTTCTTCAACACAGTCTTTAAACATTTTGATAACTGTTTTATCTAAACCTTTAATTGCTTTGATCATTTGTTTGTCATCACCTTTGTGCCAATTTTTAATGACCTGTGTAGACAAGTTTAAGTGTGTTGCTTCATCACGTGCAATGAGTGAAATGATTTTTGCTGAGCCTTCCATAAGTTTAAGCTCGCCAAATGCAAATGTACAAGCAAATGATACATAAAATCTTAAACCTTCTAAAATATTTACGTTAATCATTGCAAGATATAATTGTTTTTTAACATCAAGTATATCGCCTTCATTTTTAACAAAATAGTTTTCAGCCATTTTAGAAAATGTATCATAATTTTCTGTAACTGATATTGCACGTTTTAAAATTTCTTCATCATTTAAAATTGTGTCAAATACTTCTGATGGATCTGAATACACATTTTTCATAATATGTGTATATGAACGTGAATGAATTGTTTCAAAAAAGTCCCAAGTAACAATACAGCCTTCTAGTTCAGGATTTGAAACATAAGGTAAAAAGGCCAAACTTGGACCTCTACCCTGTACTGAATCTAGCAGTGTTTGATACTTTAAGTTTGATGTAAAAATATGCTTTTGTTCTGGACGGAAGTTTTGAAAATCTGAACGATCTTTCTGTAATGAAACTTCTTCTGGTCTCCAAAAATACCCAAGCATAGTTTGGTTAAGTTTATCTAAAGCAGGATATTTAAATATGTCATATCTCTGCACACTCTGATCTTCTCCAAAGAACATTGGTTCTTTAGTAAAATCTACTTCATTTCTATTGAATACTGTTTTTGCCATGTTTCTATTATATACTCTTTTACTACCTTGTCAATATTTATATCACATTAGTCATGATTTATACTAATATTTAATGCAATTGCTATTCTACGTTTGTTTGATTTTTGTATAGGAACTATATGTTTAAGCCATGCCGGAAACCATATAATTTCACCTTGTTTCATTTTTGGTGCTTTAATTAATTTTTTAAAATAATCAGGAACCAAATTTGGATCTTCTGAAGGATATGTTGCTCTCATTATCTGTTCTTGTGGATTAATAAAGTATGCCGCTTCATGATCTTCTTCATACTCAACATAGTGTATTCCGCAAAAAGTTAAAATCGATGGGCCAGTTGTATGATCATGTGTATCTTGGAATCCACCTTTTTGTGTAATAGCATACCAAAAATATCCACTGAAGTGCCATGGAACTTCCTGGTTAAATCCAACTTTACTCATCAAAGCCTCAATGTCAGGTTTGTATAAGTCTAACAACAATGGTTGATTTGTTTTCAAAGCACCGTCAAAATAATCTGAATATACTGTGCTTAATCCGTTAATCCCTTCATTGTAATCATTTTTGTTTTCTCCATCTAGTGAATCCAAAAGAGAAAGATGTTTCATTGATCCACCTCTTACTGCTCCTTCATAGAAATCGTCTTTATCAATTAAATTGTTGTTTTGCTGTTCCATGTATCTTTTGGAATTTTCTAAATATGCTGGAACTATTTCTTCATCAACATACTTTTTTATTTCAGTATTGTTCTTAGCAGAAGTAACAAAAATAGGAATATCAAATAATGATTTTTCTACTGTACTGCTATCATCAGCATTTTTTAAATCAACTGTTTCTTTCTTTGTATATGTTTTTGATACGAATTTTTTCATGATTTTATTTTGCTTTATTTTATTTTAGATTGCACACGAATCGCAGTATTCATCATACTCTTCGTCTGTGCCTTGAAATTCTTTTCTATCTATTGGTCCGCTTAATGCTTCGTCAATAGTCATAGTGTTTTCATTATCAGTTATGTTTGGTTCTTCTTCCATGCCTTTGAAGTCATAGGTGTTTTGATAATATGATGTTTTCCAACCAAGTTTATAAGTTGTTAGTAAGTCTTTTGTTAACACACTCATAGGAACTTCATTGTTGTCAAATTTTGTTGGATTGTAACTCCAGTTTCCACTGATTGCTTGATCAAAATATTTTTGCATTGCCGCAACAACATTAATGTATCCTTCGTTGTCAGGCATTTCCCATAATAGTGTGTAGTATTTTTTGTAAGTTTCATACTGTGGTACTATTTGTTTTAATGGACCTTTTTTGGATTTTTTAACTGACAAATAACCTCTTGGTGGTTCAATACCATTTGTTGCATTACCTACCACACTTGATGATTCTGAAGGCATTTGTGCTGAAAGTGTTGAGTGTCTTAATCCATGTTCAACAATATCTTTTCTTAATGCTTCCCAATCCATATTTAATTTAGAAGATACAATTGTATCAACATCTTTTTTATATGTGTCAATTGGCAATATTCCTTTTGAATATTTTGTTTTCTTAAAATATGTACATGGACCTTTTTCTTTTGCAATTTGATTTGATGCTTTTAGCAAGTAATACTGAAATGCTTCTGACAGTTCATTTACCATCTGCCATGCTTGTTTGTCGCTGTACATAACTTTGTTCTTAGCCAAGTAGTGTGCTAAACCAATATATCCAATACCCAATGAACGTCTTGCTTTGGTTGAAATTTCTGCCGCTTTAACTGGATATTTTTGATGATCAATAATCTGTTCTAATCCACGTACAGCAAGATCACACAACGATTCTAATTCTCTAGTATCTTTTAATGTTCCAACATTAATAGCACTTAAAATACAAAGTGCAATTTCACCTTTGCCATCAATGTGTTGTAGAGGGTCAGTTGGCAATGTGATTTCTTGACACAAGTTAGACATACGTACAGGATCAATAAATGAACTGTGATCATTTGTATGATCAACATTCATAAGATATATCCGCCCTGTTTCAGCACGTTCTTTTAAAATGTCTCCAATTAGTGTGCGAGCCTGAATAGTTTTCTTTGGTATTTTTTTATCTTGTTCGTATTGCTTGTATAACTTATCAAATTTTGGTGTGCCAAATGCTTCATATAATCCTGGCACTTCATGTGGTGAGAACAAAGTAATGTCTCCACCTTTAATAAATCTTTCATAAAATATTTTTGATAGTTGTATTGAATAATCTAATTTTCTTACTCTGTTGTCTTCTGTACCTTTATTATTTTTTAATACAAGAATGTCTTCAATTTCTTGATGCCATATTGGGAAATGCACAGTTGCACTACCCCCACGTACTCCGTTTTGTGTACAACATCTCACAGTTGCTTCAAACTTTTTAAGGAATGGAACAACACCAGTGTGTGCTACTTCACCTCCTCTAATACGTGAATTAATGCCACGTATTCTACCTGCATTAATACCAATGCCGGCTCTTTGTGCAATGTATTTTCCAATTGCCATATCTGAAGCGAAAATAGAATCTAATGTATCATCAACATCAACAAGTACACAACTTGCAAATTGTCTTAATGGTGTACGCACACCTGCCATAACAGGTGTAGGAATATTAATCTTAAATTTTGAAACTGCATCATAGTATCTTTTGATATATCCTAATCTTGTTTCTTTTGGATAATCATGAAACAAGGTTGCCGCAATCAACATATACATATACTGAGGTGTTTCAAAAACTTTACCAGAACTTCTATCTTGTACAAGATATTTGTCAGCAACTTGTCTTAAGCCTGCGTAGGTAAAATCATAATCTCTATCGTGCTTAATGTATGAGTCTAATGTTTTAAACTCTTCATCAGTGTACCATTTCATAATGTTTGAGTCATACAAACCTTTTTCAATATTTCTACCAACTAAAAATTGTAGTGGAACTTGATATGCATGGTCAATGTGTTTGCCAAATACTTCTTTTCTAATTGTGAATAATAAAAGTCTAGCCGCAACATATTGATAGTTTGGTGCTTCTAGTGTGATTAAGTCGTTTGCTGACTTAATTAAAATTTCTTGAATTTGTTGTGTTGTCATTTGATTTGAAAACTGTAAACCAGAGTTCATTTCAACCAACGACGGAGAAACTCCTGACAGCCCATCACATGCGGCTTCTGTCATTTTATGTACTTTGTTGATGTCTAAGGGCTCTTGTTGTCCGTCCCTTTTAATAATGAATATATCTTTTTGATTTTTTGTTGCGTTCATGTTTTTACTTACTTTTACTACCTTATTATCTTTTTATTTCAGTATAATATTAATTATACTATCACAACTATGATAAAAGCAATAGTTAAATCTATAATAACAGAAAAATCTGTTAACAACCTAAGGTTAGGCTTGTAACCAGCGTTCTATCTTGTATGATAAATTAGCATCAGTTGAAGCGTTTGCGTTTTGATAATTAAACTGCAATTTTGCACTGCTGATTGCCGCATGAAATGTTACTTCTGATGTAGTACCAGTTTCAACGTGCGAATCGTTAATTACTGTGTCTGTACCATCAGTTGTAATGTTTATTGTTCCAGTTCTAAATTCAGAACCAAACTTTAAACTATAATCAATTTTGTAAACATTTGATTCTGCATATGGATACTCAATTATTAGAGTATCTGTTGTTTTATTTTTAATCAATGTTTTTGTTTGCATATGACTAATGTATTGATTAGTCAAATAACGTGGATAACTTGCTTCAGTAAATAGTTCAATGTTACTTGCTACTCTTGAAACTGATCCTCTTTTTTTATTAATAAAATTTGAAATATTAAATGCTTGTTCTGGAGTATCTAAATCAATTTTTAAATTAGCATCAATTTCAACATCTCTCACAGGTGTATGTATTGTAGAATTTTCTCCTAAGAAACTGTAAGTACTAGGTTCATTGATTGTGCTAATACTATCATTTGCGTTTGCTACCAGTAATGCATTTTTCTCAGTTAGTGTTACAAACTGCACAAAACCTGTTCCTGTTGATACATCGCAATAAACTTGGTTAGTTGCTAGTTTGTTATACTGCCATTTGTCATATGATGCAATTGTGTTATCACTTGCTTCCCAACCTGCTCTAGCTCTTACGTGTTCAGTTATTTGTGCTTTAGTCCATTTTGTAACTAGTAACTTTGATCCTACTTCAGGTATGTTAGATCCTGTAAAGTTAAGATATGTTGTTGTGCCATTAAATGCTAAACTATATTGTGAAGTATTATATGTTGTTGGCATACCGTTTAAATATTTTGTAACCACTAAATCTGATGCTACTAGTCCTCCTGATAATTTTGGATGACCGGTTGGTAAACCATAGTTACCTGAAAATGCAAGTGCAACATTTGATGAAGGATTTAATACTTCTGTGCCTGTGATATTAAAATTTAAAATACCATTGTTAGTAGAGGATGATGTTAAGTTACCTAAATCATCTGCTACTACAGATTGTGCATCTAAAAAAGGTGTTACCTGCACATCTGTGTTTAATAGGTCTTGACTACCTGCTCCAATATAAACTTCACGTGTGTCTAATGCTAGACCAATTTCACCATCAGCCAAAGGCTGTGGGAGGTCTACTTTATTTCCACGTCTGTTTTTAATTCTAGTGTATGTTGTTGCCACGTTAGTACTCCAATATACTACTATTTATTCATTTTGTAATAAGTTTCTACTCTATCTAACCACTTATTTGTAAATGTTTGAAATTCATCACCTTCAACAACAAATTGTTGGTACTGATTATCGTGTGTAACCATAAAAATAACGCCTTTTTGTATGTTTGTGCCATATACTTCATTATGTGCCAATGCGTATGCTGATGCCTGCATAAAATAATCTTCAACCCACTCTTTTTTCTTAAATTTGCGTGATGTTTTAAAGTCACCTATAGCAGGTTCACCTTCGTGTACACATATCAAATCTGCTGTGCCGCCATACAGTCCTGGAAATGTTAGATGTGTTTCAATACCCCACACTTCATCAACACTTTTAAGCCCTTGTTCTATCACAGTTTCACTTAAATTTTTGGCTTGTACATACACTTGATTAGTTCCACTAGGACGCTCTACACCTTCAATATAACATTCAAGGTGTTTGTGCATGATTGTACCTAAGTTTGCTGATTCAGTTACAATCCGTTGTGCTTCTGCGGCTCCTACTCGCTTTTTCCAAGCATTTAAAGCCGTCATATCTTTAGTTTTAGATAATATTGATGTTACTGACGGCACAGGATCGCCGTCAGCATTCACGTAATATCTTTGTCCTTCAAGATTTTTTCTTTTAAATTCTTGATACTTGAACTTTTCTATTAATAAAGATTTATTTTCTACTTTTTGGTTTTCTTCCAACATAATTTTTAATCACATTCTTCTTTTTTGCTGTTGCTTTTATTTTAGCAACTTTTTTCCCTTTGGCAGAAGATTTCTTTTTTGCTGGATTTTTCGTTTTTTTGGTTTTACCTGTTAAAAACAAATCTAATAACCGATCAAATACATTTGCCATAATATTACTCCTTGTCTTATTATAGCAATTTATTTACAATTTGTCAATTAATTATCTATGCCGGATTTGGCCGCTTGTGAAGCCATCTTAGATACTTGATTAGCAGTATCATCTTTCTTACTAAATGCTGATCCACTGTTAGGAACATCTAACATTATTGTATCACCAGTAATTGATTTTATTTTTCCGTTATTAAGCAAATGACTTCTTAATGCTTGAACATCAACACTAGATCCTAAACCTTGTAATTGTTTTTGGAATTCTTCTAAAGAAATTTCTGCTATATCATTAGCCATCATAGTAATAATTACTGTGTTGATATCAGCATCTAACTGATCAACGTATTTGTCTTCACCTATGACTTCTGTGATTTTCATTGGTTAAGCCTTTTCGGCTCTACCTAATGGATTTTCTTCTGGGCCACTTGCTGAATCATCGCCACCAGTTAAATCATCTGCTGGTGCTTCCAAATCTTCGCCATCAGTTGTATCAGTTTCCATATCACCCAAGTCTGAATCTGCTGGAGCCATATCTGATTGTGCTGGTGCTTCGCCAGTTAAAACTAGTACTTCGTTGTTGACTGCTTCTTTGGCTGTTTTAATTGATGCAAGTAGTGTTTCTAATTGTGATGCAACTGCTGTGTTGAATGATGCCGCCTTGTCTGCGCCATATTGGTATGACATTTGATCAACAACTGCACCTAATTCATCATTTTGCATTTTGCCCATTTGTTCAATCATGTCTTGTAATTCATCAACAAGACTTTTTGCCGCAATAACTATTTCAGCTTTTTCAACTTCTTGCTCTAGTAGAGCTTTTAATGAGTTTACTTTTTCTTCAACTTTGTCTTTTGGCTTGTCACCTTGTTTTTTAGCAATTGCTTTTTGTAAGCCTGCTGGTAGTTTTTTCTGTTTATCAGTAAGTTCTTCTTTTACTTCTTTATCTTTACCCATTGCTTTTTTAATTGCTTTGTCTTTAGCCGCCATATAATCATCTGAATCAATATCACCGTCTTTGTCGTGATCTTTTTTCTTTGCTTCAATCATGTTATCAATTGCTTCTGCTAGTAATACATGCTTCATATATTTTGGATCTCTGTTTTGAGTATTAAAAGGAAGTGATGCTTCTAGTTCTTCTAATTTTGTCTTAAGATCTTTTTTAACGTCATATAAACGTTTAATGTCAATAGTGTCGTACACTTTAAAACCATATAGGGTGTCAAGTGTTTCGTTAATTTTTGCTAATTTTTCATTAGCGGGTTTTTCAAACTCTGATATATTCATAATGTTTCTACCTTACTTAACTTATTTATACTTTTCTTTATTTTATTCGGTATTTTTTTTGAACAGATCTGTGATTTTAGCCTTGCATTCAAGTGCTAGATCGCGATTTTTTTCAAACTCAAGCTGATTTTTTGCTTCTTTATTTTGTTCACCATGTTTTTTAGCATCAAAATACATTTTTTTGTAGTGAGATGCTGTATTTGAGTACTGTACATAGTCATTGTATATATTGTGTAACTCAATCATTTTATGATCAGTGTATAATATTTCATCATTTAAATAATTCACTAAACAAAACGCCATTTCGTAAACTTTTATATCTTTTGATACTGTTTCGTTTGTATCTAAATTAATCACATCATACAAGTATCTTTTTCTAAATGGACGCATCTTAATCAGATAGTGACCTACTTTTACACCATGGTCTGTTCTTTCTGTAGTAAGTGCTTTTTTAAACTTTGGATTAGTTACAGCAACTTCTACTACTTCTTTTAACACAGAATCATCTAATTTATTGAGATTATCAACTAGTGATTTTGCATTTTTTATAGTTTTTTCTTTGTTTTCAATAACTTCTTTTTTAGACACTTTATCAAGTTTTTTTTCTACTGCATTAAGAAACTCTGAGCTACCTTTAACTGGTTCTCCCCATTTATTCATTGTACACCAAAATCTATAGTGTTCTTTTAAACTCCTGGCTGTCATGCCATCAGTTAATTCGTCAACGTGTGCGGCGACTTCGTATCTTTGTTTTCTTTTCTGTCTAAACATAAGTTTATTATACTACTATTTTTTGTTTTTTGCAACTATATCTGCAAACTTTATTATTTTAGCAAATTCTGGATCATTTTGCAACTTCTTTATTGATCCTGATATTTCTTTATCAACATTTTTCATCATGTCTTGTGCTTGATCTTTTGATGCTTGTTTTGTGCCTTGTGTGCCTTGTGTGCCTTGTGTTGATTTAGGTTCTGTGCTTGTATTACCTTGTATGTTTCCTGCTGATGCTGTGTTTTTTGACACTGTTTTACTTTTGTATCCTTGTTTAAATGCGTCTGCGACTGAATATTCATCAAGTAATGTTTTTGTATCATCATCTAATCGGTCAAAACCGGATTGTAATATTTGTTTTGCACTTTCTGGATCTTCTTCGTCAACTGCTTTGGCTAGATTCATATAATCTCTAAGACCTAATGGTTCTGTCAATGATTTAACCACACTAGTTGGCATGTGTACTAAATTACTAACTTGGTTAGTAAATGCTTTTGGGTCGTCAATTGTGTTTAATATATCGTCTTTTAAGCTCATACTAATATTTATACTTTAAACGTACTTTGCACAATTAAACGCACAACTATAATGTGGATTTGTGTCAATTGATTCTTTTAAATTCGATTTAAAAAATGGATTTTTTAATATATCCTCTAGACTTTTATGATATATGCTATTCCATTTTGGTCCATAGTACTGATCTAAATGGTGTAGATATTTTCCTGTAGATCTATATAATTTTGACCTATTTGGTCTAAGATAATAATCATGATAATGGTCTTGGAAATAACAACATGGCCACACTCTGCCATCAAAACCAATAAACAAAGATTGTTCTTTTAACCACCAACAGTCTATTACCTTTTCTTTTTTTGTATCAGTTACTTTTTCGTTGTTTAATAATTGTACTATTTGTTGTCTAAGTATAGGAGCATCTTTACTGTTATAATCTTTTATTTCTTCTACTTTTTTATGTACTTGTGTTTTTTGTTCAATTATTTTTTGAGTTGGCCAAGATTCGTCTGGAGTCCTATTATTTTGTTTTGTTACAAATTTTAAATTTAAATTATTTGCTTCTTGTTTTGCTTTTTCAAGTTCATGCTCATTGTGTGGAAATATAATGTACTTCCATTCTCCTCTACCACCGGCAGTTGTATATGCTTTCATATTTTCTAAAATTTTATCAAAGTTTGAATTTACTCTGTATAGGTGATTAGTTTCTCGATGTCCATCAACACTGAATTTTACTTTGATTCCATTTCTTCCGGTAGTAAAATGTTTCTTACTGAGCTTACCAAATTTTTTCCACCAAGCAGTTGATCTTAAACTGCCATTTGTATCTATTATCATCATTGCTCCTGCTTCTACACAATATTTTGCAATTTCAAAAAAATCTTTGTGCATCAGTGGGTCGCCAACTACTCCACAAAAAGATATTTTTTTATTTTTTATGATTGTAGGAGTAAATGTTTTAACAAATAATTCATAAGGCATAGAAGTTAATTCTAAACCTGAAGCAACTTTACCGCCATGTGTTCTTGTACAACCTGGACATAATAAATTACAGTGTGATGTTAATTCAATTTCAAATGCATTATAGCTCTTAATACCGTTCTTCATAACAGTATTTATTTTGGTGTGTATAATAATTATAAATTATTTTATTTTCTTCTTAGAGCTTTGTTCATTTGTGCTACACGTCTTGATGCTGGATTAAAACGTTTTGTACGCAGTGCTTTTCTTGTAATTCTAGCACCCATTCGTGATCTTGTTTTTTTAAGTGTGAATCTTTTTTTGATATCTAATGGAGCGGCACATACACTTGGATTAGATACTATTCTGCCTTTTTTTCTGCCAAATGTACAACGATATTTTTTGACTACTTTGTTTCCTTTACGGCCAAAGATCAATCTTGATTCTGGTAAATCAATGTTGTTGTCAATTTCAGCAATAATCATTTTTTATGCCCTATACACAATTGTAAATAATGTTGTTAATAGTGTAAGAAATAATGTACCCATTGACCAAATAATAATTCTTTCAATTTTAGTAAATTGTTTTTCAGTATTTTCTTCCATCTTGTCCATACGTATATGAACACGATCAAAACGTTTCTGTATTTCTTCATGCCTTTCATGAGAAACAACTACATGAGTTTCTAAACTTTGTGATTCAAGGCTTGCTAAATCTTTTGGTATTCTTTGTGGTTCGTTATCCATTTTATAATGTCTCCGACTGTGTAAATTCTATATTAACTGTTCCTGTTGTTGCAAGTGTTCCGCCATTTAATACTACTCCGTTCATAGAATTAGTTAATTTACCTAAAGGATCTCCATTGTCAGCAAATACGTCTGGATGTTCTACTGCAAACTTAAATACATATCCTGCACCAGTTAATGTTGGTGCACCATTGGCGTTTAAATCTGAAACATTTACAGGATCATTTGAAATAATTACCTGTGAAAACATTGCAATCATTTGTACAATTGAGTCAAAATCTTTTTGAGTGTCATCACTATAACTTCCAGTTTGTGTGATATCAATATTAGTGTACATTATATAAAACTGTAAGTTACTACTAATAAACTCGCCACCTCTAGCCGCTCCATTAATTCTAACTGTCATTATTTCTTCTCCACTTCGTTAATCAAATCCTGTACTGTCTGGATTTTGTGTTCGTCGTCCTGTGAAATTTTTACACCTGTTGCTTTTTCTGTCTGTATCACCAGTTCTACTATGTCAAATGAATCTGCACCTAAATCATCAACTAAATGTGCTTCCGGAATAACCTTGCTCTCCGCAACATCTAGATGTTCTGCTATGATTTTAATTACAGTTTTCATTGTTTTTTCTTTCTTAAATCTAAATTTTTTCTTGTGTCATTATAACTTGGACCTTTGCCTCTGCCTAACTTGTATCCAATGTAAGCACCAGCCAATGCCGCACCCACTGCCATTGCTTTTGATGGTTTAACTTTTTCACCATCCACATAATCTCTTTCACGCGATAGTTTCTGTAGTGTTGACATCAACGAAGACTTAGGAGCATTTGCTCTAAAGTAATTGTATAAACTTGAAACCAATGTTCTTTTTTCTCTTGTTTTTAAATTTTCCCAATCACCTGCCAAACGTTTCATAGAACGTAACTTGCTGTCACTAATATAAAACATTGATTGCAATTGCTGAAGCATTCTTTTTTCTGCATCGGCATTTGCACCAGATGTTGCAACATGATTTAAAAAACCTTTGATTTGTGTCATGTTAGGTCTCATTCTTTTTAATAATATTTCGCTGTTTTTTTCATCGTCAAATTTTGTAATTGATCCTTTACCAAACAAGGAGTGTAACATTGCATACAAGTCAGTACCATTTGATCTAAAATAATCAAAATTACCATAACTTGTAGTTCTACTAGCATAGGTACTTGCTACGTTTGAATATTTAAATTCTCTGTTTAGTATCTGCAATGCAATCATATGAGCAAAGGCATTGTCAGCCATATCACGTGCTGAATAATTTGATAGCCCGTGTCGTGACCTAAACATTCTTGCTTCTGTCATTAAATCATTTACAAAATCTAATTCTATTGTTTCGCTTTTCATAAAATTTTTCCTACTAAAGTCTAATCTATCCACAACTTTTACTGCATTACCAATATGATCAACAGCAACAAAACCTTCTGGATCTCTTACTTTTAGTTCTCCATCTACTTCTTCAAAACTATCAATTGCTTTAATATTTGATAGTTTCTTGTATAATACGTCTTTTATAGCACCTAATTTAAGCCACAGTGCGTAAAAGTTCATCATATTACTCTTATTAGTATTTAAGTAATTTACGCCAATTTGTAGGGCATTTAAACGTCTTTGTCCTGCAGGGCCTTCTCGTCCTGTTTTTAATGATGCTATTTTTTCTTCTGCTCTTCGATTGTAATCAGCAAGGAACTGATTAAAAAATTGTTCTGGATCTTGTTGTATAGAATTCTGTTTAATATTGTTGTTCATATTTGCCGCAATGTTTATCTTTAAATCATTGCCAGCATCTGACCCATCTAAGAATTCAAATGCTTTACCAATTGCTCCTAGATGTTTTTGTGCATCAGCGATAGCCTTTTCAACTGCCGCTGATTCTTGTGACGTCATAGTTGCCATTCCTGAAAAATCTTTTATATAAGCATCATCAAACCAAACATCAGAAGTTTCAGATAGATCAGATAAGTTAACTTTAAATGATGCTGACATTTTATCTAAGCTCTCACCTTCATAAGCAGTATGAAATACAATTCCAACTTTTGCTGATTTTATTTTTTGTGCTAGTGCAGAATCACTTGGTACTGCGTATGTAATTGTATTTGGTTTGAATGTAATGTATGATTTACCTTCAAAGGATCTCTCTTGTAAGTCACCTTGTGTAAACATTAAGTCACCTTGAAGTACATTTTGTATATTTAATTTTGATAAATTTTGTAAAACTGCGTTGAGTTTACCACGTAAACCACTTTTGTCATTATCTCCAACATCAGCATGATTTGTGTTAATGTCTTGTGCTGATTTATTTAACTTTGGAGATTTAGCAAATACACCTTTTGTGCCTACAAAAAATTTTCCATCAGCAGGATCACGCCCACAAACAATTGCAGGTGAACCGTCCCACTTTGTAGTGATATTAAACTTTTTAGGCGAATGCCCTTTTACTATTGTTGATAAATTTTTTAGGAAACGTATGGCTTCTACAGCACCTTTTTTACCTTTGAAAAGAGATAAGTCTTCAAGATGTGTTAAATGCGTGTTTACATCTTCTGTAATATTAAGATCTGTCAGATTCATTTATACTGTATATCTTTCTGATGCCTCGCTCAAACTTTGCAGGATCTGAACTTTTAATGCTGTTGACTAATCGTCTAGATAATTCACCAGCAGTGTTTTCATCATAAGATTCATACAGCATATCAATTAGATTGAGAGCAGATGATATAACGTGACTTGCACGTGATTCGATTAAAGCCTCTCTTGAACTTTTTGGTACCGATTGGCTAATCTCTTCCAGGATTGATCTAGTATGTCGTTTCATTGTCATCAGCTCTTTACTTTCCTATACACTTATTTATACTAAAAAGAAGCCTATATAAACTCATACTATAGGTCGCTTTCGCTAGAATATTGATGACGTTTTGATTTTAGTATACTACGTAGGTTTGCTACTTGTTCAACCTTTTCAGCCACCTGTGCGCCTTGATTTTCAGGTTTTTTAGGTGTTATTACACTGGTTCTTTTCTTTATAGTACTTGCTACATTGGCTGTTGTCATATTGTCATCTTCAGCCAGTTGTTCTTCTGTTAAGTCTGTGATTCTTAAGGTATCTATATTAAATGCCAAGTTAATTTTAGTTCCGACACCACCACTTGATCTTGTTTTCATAAGTTGAATCAGATATCTTCCACGTTCACGCATAGCTCTACTTGTTTGAATACCTATAACATTATCTGCTGTTTGTATTTTACTCAAACCACCTGCAATATGCGAATGATCAAACTCTGTTTCTTCAACACTAGCTCTGTTTAACTGAGATGCTGTGGCTAGTACAATCTGTTGTTCAACTGCTAAATTACGCAATTCCTCAGATACATATTTGTCTTTGATAAACAAATCACTTGGCGAAACTCTTTTTGATATTGGCATTAACAAGTCTAAATAGTCAACACAGATACAATCTGGTTTAGTGCCTGTCTGCACTTCATATTCTTTTAAGTAACTACGTAAATCATTTACTGTTGCACCACTGCTGATATATTTTAATTGAAACTTACCAGATTTTTGACCTTGCATTCTAACCATCAAATCAATGTCATCAATTTTTTTAAATATTTCATTTGTTGATACACCAGTTGACATACTGTCAACTCTCATAGAACTTAATTCTTCACTTAATTCAAATGTAAAGTAGATTACATTCATTCCAACGTTTGCCCAGTTCAATGCAACGTTTTGTAAAAATAAACTTTTACCTGCACCAGACTGTCCTGCAAATATATTCAATTCACCTTTGTTAAATCCACCATACAGTTTTTGATCTAATGCTGACCAGCCTGTACTTACTGTGCCATTGTTATCTTTGAGTGATAGCAATCTTGCTTTAGGATCTAAAAAGTAATCTGTACCTAAATCTTTTGTAAGTCCTATTCTCACTGCATTTTTAATTTTATCTTCTACTTGACCATAGTCGCCATTTTCTAATAAATCTGCTGATTGTATGATGGCAAGTTCTAATGCCTTGTGTCTGCAAAAAGTTTCAAATTCATCAAAGAACCAATTTTTGTGTCTTTCATCAATGTCAACTTTTTTAAGTTCAACACCACAGGTTGCTTGTATTTGTTCTGTGGTTGGAAGTGCATTATATTCTTCAGAATGCTCTAACATGAACTTTGTTACATTGGCTAGTTTACGTGAGAAATATTCTACTTTAACAATATTTTTTACTCTGACAAACAGTTCAGGATCTGTTGCACAAAACTCTAAAAATAGTTT